TGGGCATCTCAAAGGTCGATGTTATCCGCATGGGTATCGAGTGGGTAGCATCCTACGTTGAGAACATCAAGGCATAAAAAAAAATAAGCTACCAGCCGCAACCACCACGAAGCCACTGATAGCTTATCCACATCACGAAACGAGAACCTGCAACCACCAAGGGGGCAGTCTCCCTTTTCGGAATCTATTATACCAAAAAGGGCTGCTCTCCGCAAGAGTTAGGAGCAAAAAAACATGAACTTTCCCACGAAAACCGAAGAATTTCTGAAAACCCTCGCACACGGCAAAGAGCCGACCAGCGAGGACAGGGAGTACGCAGAAGCGCTTGGTAAGCTGTCCGAACTGAACTACCGGGCAGGGTACGAAGCGGGAGCAGCCAATCAGAATGAAAAAATCTGATGCCAGCACTAGCGAACACAATATCTAGTGTATTTTTGATTGACATTCAGATATTTTGCAGTTACGCTTATTGCACAGCAAAACGAAAGGGGGTGAATGTGTATGAGCAGTCCTTACGCAGAGCGTTACGGTCACACCGTTACCATCAGCGTTACGGAGCGGCAGTTTGCAAGCTTGCAGGAATACTGCATCAAGAACCGGGTATCCATCTCTGCTGCTTTCCGTGAAGCGTTCTTCACGCTGCATCCGATGGATTCTACCAATGAAAACGAAAAATGATACGCTCGCTAAAGTTTGGCGACAGAAGCGAACGTATCATCACACACTCAGAGAGTATAGACCCTCTTTGGGTTATTATACCAGAGATGGCCTGCTCTCGCAAGATAGAAAGGTCAAATTTCTATGAATAATAATCTTGAAACCATCCGAATCTTCTCCGAAGATGTTATCCCCGTGTACGACACCGACACTGGCGAAAAGGTTGTGCTGGGTCGAGAACTGCACGAGCGGCTCAAAATCAAGACCGCATACAAAGACTGGATTAAGCGCATGATTGACATTGGTTTTGTCGAAGGAACGGACTTTTCAGTTTTGCTCAAAAATGAGCAAAACCCTCTTGGTGGCCGTCCTAGCGCAGACCATGTTCTTAGCCTTGACATGGCAAAGCACATTGCGATGATTCAGCGGACACCGCAGGGCATGGAGATTCGTCAAAAGCTGATTGACCTTGAGAAGAATGTGTCAGCCAACCAGTTCGCAGGGCTTTCTAAGGAACTGCAAGCAATCCTTGTGATTGACCAGCGCACCATGAAACAGGAGCAACGTATTTCCGCTCTTGAGAACACTATGACCATCGACTACAACCAGCAGCGTGTGTTGAAGCGTGTCGTGAACACGGTGGTCATCAACGCTCTTGGCGGCATGGACAGCCCGGCCTACAAGAGCCGTAGCGTCTCTCAGAAGCTGTTTATGGAATGCAACCGGGACATTCAGGACTGGTTCAACGTGAACAGTCGAAACAACGTGCCGAAGAAGCGGTTTGATGAAGCTGTCGAGTACATCAAGAAGTGGAGACCGTGTGCAAACTCCGTTATGTTGGTTCAGGTCACGAACGGTCAGACCCAGATGCCCATGTGAAAGGAGAACAACTATGCTTACCGCAGATAAGATTCAGGATATGAAGGAATACCTCAACTACGCTTTCGAGACCATGCTGAAACTCTGGCGCACCGTTGACTACAGCGAGTGCGTCCACGAGCCTGTTATCGCTTGTGACGGAAAGGTTGTCGATAGCGGTCAGCTTTCCTTTGAAGCGGACGAAAACGGCGAGATCGAGCCGGTTCTGCTCCGGGACAACAAGTGCATCATGCACGATGTTGAAGTATTGGATGCCCTTGCCCAATGTTGAGTACCATCCCTATCACGGTGAAATCGTGAAGTAAACAGCCAATAAGAAAAGCCAGTGGTTAGAGAACATCTAGCCGCTGGCTTTTTGTGTTATAGATTATTCTGCGAGGTCTGCGTATTTGACTTCAATGCGAGGGATTTCATCTTTTGTCATTGTCAATGCTCTTGTGACTTCAGTTGTCCCGGTAAATTCTCCGTAGATTGTAACAATGTCGTCTTGAAGAATCTTTACAGAGCCGCTCTCCCTTTTATCAACAGCATAGTATTCGTTTCCAAGGTACATATCATACCCATCTTCGTTATCCTGAACGCGCCATGCCTTGTCGCTGCTGAAAAGAGAAGCATCCATAATCTGCTGTACCTTTGCCTTGATTACAATTCTTGTTCCAGCGTACTTTTCCGGGTAGCGGCATAAATCTTTGTAGCCTACGGTTCCACAAGATGCTTTGTATTCTTCTTCCGTTTCAACATGGATAGGTTCACTCTCGGGCTGAGGTTCGCTCTCAACTTCGGGCTCAGACTGGCTTTCAGATACGGATTCACTTTTAGCTTGCTGCTCTGCGGATGCAGATTTTGCTTCTTCCGCTGCTTTGATAGATGCAGCTAAGGCTTCAGATGCTGCTTTTTCTTCGGAAGCCGCCGCGCGTTCTGCTTCCAGCTCCTTGTCATACGGAAGATTCATGCCAACAACAACTAGCACTAAGCACACAACTAAAGCAATCAAGTCTTTCTTCGCTGAATACTTTTCGTGCTTAACAATCGACTTCAGGAGATTCCAGATAATCTTTACGCTGTATGCTACAAAGGCCAGCGTACAGCCGATTCCAAAGTCTCTGCCATCTTTTTGATAGATTCCGTAGAATATACCAAAGCAAATATAACAAGCGATAGACCCGTACCAGAACTTACTGTTCCCTTTTCCTCTAAATGCATTGACGATACAACACACACTTAGAATAAATCCAGCAAGCAGCATGATTCCACTGAACGTTTGCATTTTTGATTCCACCTTTCCTTTGCCAGTATAACACATTCAATGGCTCCGTAAGGGGTCTTTTTGTATTTTTCGGAATTTTTGGAGACTTGCACAATCAGATGGGTTTCGTTTTGTGAAGGTAGGGTGGGTCTTGGCAAAGAAAGTGCCTTTTTTATTTTGGTCGGAGGAGACGGGACTCACCACCCCCACCCGGGCCTCTGGCCCAATTCCCCCCCAGGTGGCCCCAGCGCACCCGGACAGACTGCACAGCACAGGCAGCAGCGCAGACCGTGCCAGATGCAAGCCAGACCGCCCACAGCAAGCCACGCACCGACACACACACCCAAACGCTGGACACGCTGCGCAGGGAGATCGGGACGGCGGCGGATGCTGGACTGCCTGCAATGTGTCCGGCAAAGTGTACAATTTCGGACGTTTATTTTTATCCATATTTATATGGATATATTTTGCCAAAAGCATTGACAATCCATATATATATGGATATAATATAATCAGTCCAGATAAATATGGACTACAACCACAATACACCAAAACAGGAGGACAAAAACCATGAAAAAGACCATTGATTATACCGCACTTGCAGATACCATCCGCGCAGAGCTCAACGCCCGCCACGATCGCAGCGCGTGGGATAAGGCCGTTACGCTGTACGCTTTCGACCTGCTGGACGATGTGCAGGAGAGTGCGAACAATATGGAGCGCTTGCCCCTTGACGGTGCAGAGCTTGAGCGGTGGGCGCTCAACGGTGCAAGCTGCTGGGAGCAGTACAGCAACGGCGGCTGCTCCATCTGCTATAATGCCGATATTGCCGCCCGCGTCTGCACCCCGTCCGAACTCAAGCGCAAGCACGGCGGGATGTATGAGCCTAACAGCCGGGAAACGTGGCTTGATGTGCAAGCCCGCGCACTGTATCAGGCTTGCAACCGTATCCGCACTATCTGCCGCACCAACGGCCTATATTGCAAGGGGGTGCAGTGATATGATTACTCTTGACTTTACCCAGTGGGCTGCACTCTGGTACATTGGCGGCATGATCAGCGGCGCGCTCGTAATGATTGCGTTTCTAAATAGCTAACAAGGAGGGCAAAACGATGAAATATCAAAAATATTTAGATTCTCTTTCCACCGAAAGAAAATATTGCTTGCTTGACCGTATGCGGATTGATTGCGAGTATTTTTTGGGATTCGGCGCACGGCATGAAAAATATTTGTGGGCTGAAAGCGTAAAAGAACAAATTGAAAGTATGCTTTACCTGTATGACAGCATCAAGCAAAAACCGGAATGGCTGACGCGTGAACAGATTTTGAATTATAAAAAGCTAATGGAGGGCTAAAAAATGACGACGTTTGAAGAAAAAGTGAACGCATACCGCGAAAACAAACGGCTCATTGAAGAGCTTGAAGCAATGAACGATGCAATAAAGGCCGAAATAATCAACATGATGCACGGTGCGCCGGAAATGATGCAGGGCACTGCAAAAGCCATTTACAAGGATGTGCAGAGCGTCCGACTTGATAGCAAGCTACTCAAGACGCTGCACCCGGATGTATACGCAGAATGCAGCAGCAAAACCAGCTACAAGCGGTTTAGCGTGGTATAAGGGAGGTTATAACATGATTGACGAAAAAAGATTCAACTATGCGCTTGCTTCGCTTGATAAAGCCGGACAACACCAAAAAACAACAAAAGATAAATCATATTATTACGGTATGCTAACCATGTTGCAAATCATCGTTTCCGACGGCTGGAAAAATGATGTTTTTGTGCGTCGGAGTGATAGCGGTTCGCACTACATTTTCGACAAAACCGCCGAAGGGCGTATTTAAGGGGGTGCACGCATGATATCTTGTATCCTGTTTTTCTTCTGGTTCTTCAGCGCCTTATTTAAGGCGTCTAAGTAACGCCGATTGGACACTTTAACGGGGCTGCACCGCAAAGCAACCCCGCCCCAGCCCAAAAGGGCAAAAATATTTTTTGCAAGTCCTGTTTTTAGGGCTTGCAGTATGATATACTGTAAAAAAGGGCAAAAGCCCGGAAAAGAGGAAAAATCATGTTAAAAGACGTTTCTAGCAGTGCCGCCGCCCTGTATGATGGAGGGTGGAGAAGCGCAGACGCTGACCAGCTCCGCACAGAATACGACTTGACAGAAGAAGAAACGCAAGAGCTTTGCGCCGCCCTTGCAGACCTTGAAGAAAAAAACAAATAATCTCCACCCCGCCCACGCTGGCGGGGCTTTTCTTTTGCCTTGCATCTGCTGAGGGCGCAGGGCTTTTATTTTTGCCCTGCGGCGTATAAGCCACGCGCAAGCGTTTACAACGCCTTTTTCGCCATCTATGCAATTTATACAGCCTCAGTGCAAAAAGCGTTTACAGGGCGTTACAGGGGCGTTTCCGTTAATTTAGCACATTTCAGCGGACACAATACAGCAGCCACACAGGCCAACTATGCACCGCCTGCGCCACGTTGGAGCGTATCACAGCGCCGCAGCACTTCCAGCGCATAACCAGAGATACCAGCGCCACGCCGGACGCCGTACAGGTCAACGCAGCCGCCCTATTATAATAAGGTATATAAGGGCGCAACGGTGTGCCCCTGTTATAGATCCATGCCAGACAGTGCAGCACACCGCAGACCATGCAAGCCCGGCGGGGTCGGCTCCTGCCGTGTGTGGATCGCTGGCAAGTGCTGCACCTGCTGAGGGGTCAACGTCTCGATGCTTCCAACGCCCGGCGGGGCAGTCCAGCAGCAGGAGCGCGGCGGGCGGCGCGGAACCACTGGCGGCTTGCGCCGCAGCTCTTTTCGGGCTTTCGCCCGATAGCTAATAGAGGTCAGCAATAGTCGTAGCGTTCCAGCTGGAATAGTCGTAGCCAATAGTCGTAATTTCTCCAATAAAATAGTCGTGGAATAGTCGTAAAGTCGTCAGACGACTAGCTTTTGAAAGTCCTATATATTGTATAGTAACGAGTAGCTCGCTGATAGTCGCAGAGTAATAGTCATAGAATTTTCTTACGAACCATCGTAAAATAGTCGTGTATTTTTTGTGTGAAATAGTCGTTCGCCTTTTAGAGAAAGAGAGGTGCGATAGTCGCTAAGTCATCCGAGCACTCCAAAAATCGTTTCTCGTTCCAATTTCGCATAATTTATTCCTACGCTAGTTATATCTATTTCGCATAATAACCGTACTTATTATAGTATACAGATATAGTTACTCCCGATAATCACAGATTATTTCGTATAATAACTCGCACCATCCGATTCGGTCTGTTCCTACTCAGTTTAATTCCCAGTAATGTACTATGGTATTATAATCAATCCATAGCATTCTTCTAGGAATAGTCAATGCAACATTTCTACATATTCAGCCGACTACGAAATGAAGTCCATTATCCATGTGAAATAGTCGTAGGCCATCCACAGACCCGAGCCTCACGCCAGTTCTCGCCTACGGTCTGCTCTGCTGGCTAACGGTATAGCTTTTGGAGATAGAGGGTTGTAGGGAGAAAGAACCTTTGCAAAAACATTCGGTTGTCGTTTCCAGTTGTCGCAGTTGTCGTACCATTTTGGCGTGGGGGCCTCAAACAATTTATTTGTTTGAGGGGGGAGTTAGGGGGATTATAGGGGGTAATAGGGGTTGTAGGGGAAAGAGGGGGAAGAAAGGGGGGAAGATTGGATGCGAACGCATCATGTGCATCCATTTGCATTCAAACGCATCACGCTGATAGTCGTAGCCATATCAACCCAAACGCAACTCGATCGAGACGGCTCCTGCCCAAAATCAGACCTTGCCGTTTTCTCTCGATAAATAACAGACGAAAAAAGCATGGAATAGTCGCAGAGGGTAGTTTTACCACCTGATACCATTCCATGCTTTTCATTCCGTTTGTTAATTGGTGATTATAGCGGAGATTTGAATTCTGCTATCTGCTTGCATCTTGCGCATACGCTCCGCAGCCGCTTCTTTCTGTTCGTCCGTCATAATTCTTGTGGTTGCAAACCGAACCAGTCGCTTGGGCATCTCATACCACTTACCGTCCTTGTCCTGTTTGACCAGCTTGTACGATGCAGGCTCACGTTCGCACAGCTTGTCAAGCTTGCGCATATACACCGGGTCAGCGGTATAAACCGATGCAGTATCTTCCGCTGCATTGAAGTTGACGATGGTCTCTTGTTCCATTCGAGTGATGTTCATAATCGTTTTCCTCCGTTTGTTGATTGATGAAAAATATTTATGGGGTTCAAGCGGTAACTTTATCGCCTAGACCCCGTTATCTGTTTTTCTTGCCTATTCTACCGTGACGATACGAGCGCAGAAACGATGCTATCCTTTCGTTTCAATAGTCGGCGCATTATCGATAGCAACCATTACGTTTTCTAGTACATCAAACATCAATGCATTGAACGTATAATCTGTTTCATCCACGCTAACATATTTCATCTGCTCATCGGAAAAGTATCGTTTTAGTGCGTTAGCATCAATAGGTCGAATGTTCATTTTGTCTCCTTCCGTTACATCCACACACATTCTTTGAACTGCTGTGTTTCCATCTGGAACGTGATGTCAAGAGTCCCAACGTTACCCTCTTTGTTCTTCTCAAGCGCAAAGTGATAGTGCTCTTCCGGTCTCTTTTGCGTTTTTACTTTCTGTGCCAGCAGGATTATTGCATCTGCGTCCTGCTCGATTTGCCCGGATTCTCGCAAGTCTGCGGCGGTCGGTGGAATACCAGCTCTTGCGGTCTCTCGATTGAGCTGTGCAAGTGCTACCACCAGTGTTCCTGTGGACTGTGCGAACTCATGCAGTGCCATGCTGATTTCCGTGACGGCACTGTATCGGTCTTTCGCTCCGGCTTGATGGATAAGCTGCAAATAGTCGATGAACACTACTTTGGCTTGCATCCTGATGGACTGCGTTCTAATCCACCCAACACCCTTACCGGCGGCAGAGCGGACAAACAGCGGATATTTTTTGATAGCTGCCAGCCGGTCAAGCTCGTTAATGCTGACGGTCTTGTTTTTGACCGTGTGCAGCGGTACGCCCAGCTGGTTTGCGATGATACGAGCATAGAGGGTATCCGGGTCAGTCTCTAGGCTGAAATACGCCACCTTGCGTCCGTTCTTGGCTATTTCACAGGCAAGTTGCAGGGACAGAGCAGTTTTGCCAGCAGACGGTCTGCCGCCGATCACAATGAAGTTGCCCGGTACAAGATGCAAGTTGTTATCCAGCACTTTAAACCCTGTGCTGATATACTCCGGCTTATCATCCAACTTGCGGATGTAATTGTCTATGCCGTCACACATCGGGATGAAATCGCTTCTCTCGTTGTGTAGGTTGATAGCTTCGCCTAGCTGCTCATAGATGCCCGTCAGGTCTGCGTATCTGGTTGAACCATCAACGATTTTGAACGCAATCTCTCTGGCTCTGGACAATGCTGCCTGTTCTTTGACGATTCCAGCCCATCCAAGCATCATGTCATGGGTGACGTTGCGGATGAACTCTGCGCCAAAAGCATCCAGACATTCACCCATTGCTTTCTTGCAGTTATCGTACCGTCCCATGACTTCTACCGGGTTCCACTTGTCGTTGTGTTCCCAATAGCCACGAATGGCAGCGAATGTATCACGTAGTTCTGGGCAGAAATCGTCGATTTTAAGGTCTTGCAGCACATCGGCGTATTCAGAGAACGTGAGAACTGCCCCCAGCAGAATGTATTGGGTCTGATTTTCAATATTCACCGCAGAAAGTCTCCCTCGTCAGGCAATTCAGCCATTGTCTGCTGATAGCCACCGTTCCAGTCCTTCACGTTACGCATCCAGTTCCGTGCAGCAGCTTTCCAGTCTTTCATAGGCGACTTGCCGACCTTCCAACCATTTGCCGTGAAGTGGTCAATGAACCGCTCTGCCTCCGATTCCATGTATCCCTTCTCGGAAAAGTATTCTCTTGCTTGCTCGATAGTCGGCGCTTTGAAGCGTTTGGCTTCGTTGGTATTTTTCTTTTCACATTTTTCTTTTTTATCAGATTCAGATACAGAATCAGATACAGATAAGCTACCATTCGTATCAGTTGGTATGTTTGGTATACCATTTATACCATTCGTATCCTGTGATACCATTGGTATGCTTTCGTATTTTTTATCGTTCCAACGCTTGTTTATATTTTTCTTGTTTGCTTCTCGTCTACGTTTATCACGTTCTTCTATCTTCTGCACGTTCATATCATCAAACGCCTTAACGACTTTCCAGAGCATCCGCATAGCACGGTCGTTGCCGTATGACGGCTCAAGTCCAGTCTCAACATACTGCGCGTAGTTGCGGACGAATGCTCCAAATTCCTCGTCTGTCAGTTCGTCCATCGCGTGAACGTGTTCCAACAGAAGAATCATTGATGTTCTCGGCTTGTGTTCCTGCTCCATGTTCAATCCTCTTTGTAACGGCTGTTCCACCGGCTGATGATTTCTTTTCGTCCGTCTTTTTCGTCATATGGCGACAAAGTGCCATCTTCACCAAAGCTATAGTAAGCGCTATTGCTCATTGATGCGTTGTGACACTTTTCGCACAGAATCATCCATGTTGTGTGGTATCTTCTCTTTGAATCCACTTGATGCAGTCCATCGTGATACAGCGTCGGAATAGACCCGCAGAACGGGCATCTCTTAAGTTCTTCCATCTTTAACCCTCCTCAAAACGGGCATTCTTCGCCAGATTCACGCAGCCAGCCTTCGCCCGGAATATTGACTATCTCATAATACTGCCGTGCAACGTAGATTGTTTTCTGCCCATCCTTAGCAATCAGACCAATAATCAGATAGCTGCCATGAGCCATAAAGAACCAAGGTTCGCTCTTGTAAGTCTCGCCCTTCATCCAGTTCTTCATCCTATTCACGGCTTTTTCAATGTCCTTGTCGGGGCAGTCCGGGTTGTCGTATGCAAAGAAATCTTCAGGAAATTTAAGCTTTTTCACTTTCTAAATCCCTCTCTCGTTCTCGTGATTCGCTTATGCGCCTTTACAGGCCTTGCGCCTTTGCCGTACGCTGGGCGGATATGTTTTGCCTTGATGTACCCGCAAGGCGGGTTCGGCCCGAAATCAAAAAGGCTCAAATCCATAATGATGATGCCAAACTTCTTGTTCGTCATGTTTACTGCTCCTTACGCATACCATTTCGGTGTTTCGTCAAAGATTTCCACGCCTTCTGTAAAGCCAAGCCTATCTAAGGTTTCGCACATAATGTTATCCATCACGCCATGCACATACTCCTCATCATCTCCGTATGCTCTGTACGCTTCTCGCATGGCAGCCGTAAACGAGTCAATCATATCCTGCGTAATAACGATATTGTTTTCCATAAGCCCTCCTATACCATCGGAAACGTCATTCAATGCGTCACAGGACACTGAATGTTCGGGTCAATAGTCGGTGTTGCATCAATAGCATCCAGCACCTCATCGTAGAAAGCTCCTCCATCGGGATTCGAAAACGAACTAGCTCTGTCTGCGTCCAAAGCGCATTTTTCAATCTTCTGGCGCAGCGCATCTGCATCAATCGGTCTCATATCTGTCAACCCTCCGGCGCATAAATGCGCATCCAATGTGTGACCGTCACGTTATCCGGTAGTCTCTCGCCTATCTCATCCCAGAACTGACCGTCTGCGTAACAGCCAAGAAAGTATGCTGTCGGCGAGAGTCCTTGCAACATTTTTCCATCTTTATCACGCCACGTTGTCTTAGTCGCAAGCAACAAAGGCTGCGTCCGCTCTCGTGGCGGTTCGCTTGCTGGATGCCAGAGTGTGTTAGCCATTGTACAATGCCTCGTTTACGGATTGTATGTAAGAACAAAATTCTGTAACTGTTGTGGCAAGATATTGATTTCATAGTGATACTTGTTCACATCGGAACCGCTCAAATCCTCCACGATGTACATGGTGTACTCGTTCAAATAAACGTAATGCTTCTTGTATGTTCCATCGGGTAGTTCAATGGTCACGACAAGTTCGTTGTTGCTATTATTGGAAATGTCCATGTTGCCAATGATTTCAAGCATCGGCGTGTCTGTTCTTGCGTTGACAACGGACAGACGGCGTGTGATGTTGAAATTTTTTGCCTGTTGTGAAATATTGTGATTCACACGAGATGCTTCGGTGCATCCGCACAATGCAATAGACGCAACCAGTGCCATAGATAAAAATGCTTTTTTCATTGCCCTTTCTCCTTTTAATCTCCATCCCACACGTCGTCAGGTCGCATTCTTGCAAATGCAAGTAGACCGTACAAGGCACGTTTTGCGTTGCCCTCTGTGGCGTTCCAGTAGTTGCTATCGTCCACATCGTCCCCTAGTGCAGAAATAGCCTTTTCAAGCATTGGAATGCTTTCTGCACCTGTCTTGCCGTAGATGGAGCGGATGCCGCCCTCACCAAATACTTCTGGTCAATAATAGAAGTGACCGTAATTATAGGTGACGTTGAGCCACAGTTCTTTTGTGCCGCCCATAGCGCGCATACCGCCAGCGATAAAATGCGTACTATCCGCTTTGAGCGGTTCGTGCGTTACGGGGTCGCACAATGAAATATCATAGCTCATATTCGTCCAGCTCCTTTCTGATTTGCTGGCGCTCAATCTGCTTCAATCTTGCCTTTGCCAGCTTGCGGTTGTCAGCCTTGCGAATAGCCCAGTTGTTGCGGTGGTTTGCCCACGCTGCAAAATAGTGACTGTATTCGCTTTGATCGTACCAGCCCTTGCCAATAAGCCCTTTATAGGTCTGCTGACGTTTCATCTTTCTTCTCCCATTCTTTGCATCCACGTTCGTCCCACACGAAGTCTGCAACATGTTCTGACCGGTCGTTTACACACACGCCCTCCGGCTCTGCGTACCATTTGCAAGAGCCACAGGACGGCTCAGATTTGTTCTTGCAGGATTCTGCTGTGCATCGGATAGCCTTTCCAGCGGAGAACTGCTTGATGCCCATACAAGAGCAGTGTTTGGTTGTGCAGTAGAAGCTCATTCCTCTATCTCCTTCCATCCGATAAACTCGCATAAGCCAACAGTGTTATTGCCGCAACGATGAATGAGGACTTTATCGCTTATTTTGAATTTTGCGATAAATCCAATTTTGCTTTCTTCCATTTCGTTTTCAAACATCCAATCAACAATGTCTTTGTCAATTCTGACATCGCCTTCGTCCGTCATGGTTGCAAAGCACTGTTTGCATCTGTAAAGAGCACACTTTTTCATCTCCTTTGCCCTCTCTTTCCCCTGTTGAACCGCCCGATCACTCGCTTATACTCCGCATAACACTCCGGGCACAGGTCGCCTGTGTCCCTGCGCCACGCCCAGTCCTTGAAATATTCGTCAGGGTTCATCATCCTGCCGCGCAGCACCGCTCCGCAGCGGTCACATACTCGCTTGTGGTAGATTCCTCTGTCAGTCTGCATCAGATTCGCCTGCTTTCTTTTTAGATGCGCGTTTTTTATTTGGGCTTTTAATCTGCTGTGGTTCAATCTGCTGTGGGATAGAATCAATCAGATTCTTGAACTTCTGCATGGTTTGATATTCAATTAAACCAAACATAAACTGCGCTAGTTCTAACGGCGTTCCAACCTGTTCCGAATGACCGTCAGAATATGTAATGATTTTCATTGCTCGTCCTCCCCAACATCCTTAAACAGGATTTCTTTGTAAGCTTTCCAGTCTCTGATTTTACACGGAATATCCGTTCCGGGTACGGTCTTTTTTAGACCATCCATCTGCCAGACATTCCACGAGATGACATCTGCAATTGCGTCAATCAGCACCGGCGACATACGGTGATTCTCAATCTCATTTCCGAACAGCGAGCGAAAATTCTCCATCAGCGTAAGGAATAAATTGCACCGTACCAGAAGTAAGTTATCTCCTTGCCACTCGTAGCCGTATGTACTCATGTAAGCGTTCATGGCGTAGTTGAGCCAAAGGCTGTAATCCCAAACTTTCGGGTCTTTGAAGTGTTCCTTTGTTATGGCATTCAGCTTCCTGTCCAGCAGACCGATTCTGTCCGGCACTGCAATCATCTGCCCTGTTGTGGTATCGTATCGGCTTGTGAGGAATGGCGCTTCTCCACAGGTGACTTCAAGACAAGTCTTGTTGATGTACTCCTTCCAGTCCTCGCCCTTCAGGTCGTTTTCGGCAACGTCTGCCATCTTCTTGCAAACCCAAGTCGGTGTGAAAACCTCTGCTTTCTTGCTGGTTCGCTTCTTCTGGTCTGCAAGCCGTTTCTGCACACGAGGGACAAGTTGAACCCTGTCTAGCTGCTCCAGTGTGATTTCATCTGCAAAGCCCACGCTCAGTTCAGGAGGCGGGTCTGTCGCCCAGATGATGTTCTTGCCTGTCGTGTGGTCTTGCAAGAGGACAGGCAAGAACGTGCGTAAGCATGGGTCGGAGAAGTCAATCAAAGTTCCCATTGGTCAGCCCTCACCATGATTTTGTTTTTCTCTTTCAGCCAGTCCTTGACGCAATGAAAGCAATGTTCACGGTTCTGGCAACGCTCCGGGTCACGATGTTTGATAAGCTCGCAGATGCCCCGCGTAAAGTTTTCTGTAATGTCCTCGTCCGTCATAGAGCGGATAAAATCTCCGTTAGTCATGTTCCACCATCTCTCTGTACTCCACGTCAATCCCTTTCGGCAAAGCCGTCTGGTACTTTTGTGCCAACTGTTCTGCGCTCTGGGCATCGCCCAACGGCTGTTCAGGCGGTGCAACAGTGACTTCCACGTTGTCACGCATACCAAAATAGTTTTTGGCTCTGAAAATCCACTCTGCTGGGTTCTCCTGACCATACATACCGTTGTACGCCCACATGGACTGCATTTGCAGAATCAGCTTCAAGATGTACTTTTGCTGCAAGCTGTCGTCACGGCGCTTGCCCGCCATAATCTGCTTCAGGCTCACCCATTCGATGCCAAGCACCAGTGCAATCCATTCCACCACAGGAGAGATTCTGGCTTCGATGCAAGCGTCAAAAAAGAAGTCAAGGCGTTGCTGCACTTCAATTGGGTTGTTCATGTCCACGCTCGGAAGGTCGCCAAAATACTTGGCTGCAATCATTCCGATGACCTTCTTGTCCTCTTCATCACCGATTCTCGACTGCAAATCGCCTGTGTTCAGCATCTTAGACCTCGTGATTGCTAACTCCTGTTGTTCTTTCACCTTTTTACTCACCTGTGAGCGGATAGATTTCCGCTTATTAAGCATCTGTTGTTTCTTCTTCTCTCGCTCTTTCTCACGCTTCGCAGCGGCTTCTTCTTTCGCCTTTTGTGCCCGCTTCTCACGCTTTTTCTTTTCAGCTTCGGTCAGCGGTGGTCTGCCACGACCACGCTTCGGGGGTGTTGCCATGTATCAGGCCTCCTTTGGCGGTTCAGGAAGTGGCATCCAATGGGTGACGGCGTATGGGATTTCACTTCCAACTTCTGCCCAATGTTTGTAAAAGTCCATAAAGCCAAAAATCGTATCGCCGTTATCGCAAAATGCAAGAACTGGAGTATAATGTTTTGGTTGCCTATCCTTGACGCTAATCCATTTGTCAGGAAAACCGTTCTCGCTATAAGAAACCGTTTCAAAATAGTGCGTAGCCATCCCAAGTTCTTGTTCAATATCGTTTAGGATGCTCTTGTCATCCTCGTCCGCTTCCGTTTCGAGAACAAGGTAAATCCGCTTTTTCACACTCTCACCTCTTCATCTTCTTTTCGATGCTGTCCAGCTTCCATGCGATTTGCCAGACTGCACAGCAACCATCCAACTGCCGCCACCAAGCACACTTTTCTTTCTCGCATACGCACCGACCAAGCGGATTGATGGTCATCTTCATCGGGCAGTAAAGTTCGTTGTCCATTAGTACTCCTTTTCGATATGAACCCTTGCAATGCCGACCATCGCATCATCGGAGCAGCTCATAATCCTACCGTTACGGAGCGACACGCAGTTATATATAGTGCCGCCGCAAAAGATAGGGCTGCACGTAATCTCACTTGTCTTCATATTAAGTTCGCCTTTGTAGTAAAACGGTTCTCCTTCCTTGAGCGAATCAAAACGAACTCTCTGTTTGCCATGCTCTCCACGAATTTCCATTTTTACCTCCCAAGAAACACAAACGCCCACTTCATCCATACTACAATAAAAGCGATTACAACGCCTTGCAGAATCACAAACTTTCTGCGGCTTCTTTCCATCCTCTTTTCAATGTCATATCTGTTCATGTTTTTACCTTCACCCCATCACAACAGCCGTACAAACGACCAGACACACGTTGATGAACAGCCATACGAGCATTGCTTGGCGTTCTTCAAACAGGTTGTCTGCCGCGTCTTTGATTGTCCGTTCGGACTGAACTACCACCGCCAACAGGACTAGGCAGACCAGCCAGCGAGTTGCAAATTCAAACATTGTTAGCTCCACCTTTCTCTCAGCTCTTTTTCGACCTGTTCTGACTTTGCTGTGATGTAATCTGCAAACTCGTCAGGGGTCATGTCCTCTTCTTTGAACTTGCCGACCATCTCCCAGTACCTGTCGCCAATGCGGATGATTTTCTGCACCTGTTCATCGGTCAGGTCTGCATCGCACCGAAGGTTCTGAATCAGTGCGCCCCATGTGGCGGCAATTCCATCCAGAGCCATGTGAAAGCCGTACAACTGGTTCTGTCGTGCGATTTTACGGAGGTTGGTTGACATCGCCTGTTTGCCATTTACGTGGCGGTTTCCATGCTTATTCATCTGACTGCTCCTTTGCTTCAAGGCGAGAGAGCCAGCGGACTTCCTTTTCGTGCTGCATCTTCTGCATCCGCTCAAAGGCTACATCGTCCAAGTCCAAAGCAATAATGCAGTTCACAACGTCTGCATACTCCTCTTCAAACGCCTTTCGGCATTCCTCTACGCTCTTCGGCGTCGGGTTCGTTCCATCCAGCGCACGGCGCGGCTTCAATGCAGCCTGTGCCAGTTCGGATGCTTCTTCTGCCACCTGTGCCAAGATTTCCGTCTTGGGCAGAATGTCTGAAACTTTCTTACTCACTTCTGTTCTCCTTTCAGCCAGTCGTTCAGCTTTGCCATGCAAGAGGGGCAAAGGCAAATCGGCGGGTATCCCTCAAACGATGGGTAAACCAAATTTTTGTTTTCGTTTACAAGCGTCTTTTGGATTGAGTTCCCGCAAAGGGAATTGTCGTAGTAATCAAATGCTTCACCGCACCTATCGCATTTCATGTTCTTTCTCCAATCTCTTTAGCAGCCCATCCACGTCATACCGCCAATGGACACGCAGCCTTTTTGCTTTGATCTCTATCCCCTCTTGCTCTGCCCATTGCCAAGGGATGCTCTTCCGGCTCTCGTTGTAACGGAACGCTAGAACCTTGCTGGCAGGGATTGCAAAGGTGCGGTTGACCGCCCTGTAATTGACTATCACATGAGCGGTCTGACCGCCATACCCCATTGCTTCCACCATATCAGTGATGTGCTTTTCCTTACGGTATTTGCACTTTGCCTTGTCATACTTGCCGAACACCTTTTCCAGAGGGATAGAAGGCGTTTCAATAGTTTTCAGCTCGAATAGGTGGTTCATCGGGTATCGGTATACAAGGAAGTCGCAGATGTTGTCGATGGAAAAGGACAGGTTCTCGTTGCCACCGTAGTAGGTGGTAGCACTGTCTTTCAGGCGGTAGAACCACGCATCAGATGGGATGGATGCCTTGAAGTCTGCTTCAAACTGCTTGCCGGTGTTCATGCGTTGGCCTCTGGCGGTTCGGGAATATACCTCCAGCAACGAATTTCTTTAGTTTGGATGTCTCGTCCACTATAACCTCTCTCCAAAATTGTCCAAGATTTGTAGTCTGAATCATAACAGCCAACTACTGCTTCTTCGTGAAAAATATTTTTCACCACAAACAAAACTCTTTTCAGGCATGGCGGAAGTTCTTTTTCCGGGTTAATCCATTCTTTCTGATTATTCATCCTTGTTCACCTCTAAATTCACTTCCGAGAAACCGTTTCTTTCCTTTTTCCCAGTGTTTGTCCTCATAATCACGGCGGTACACGCTCTGGCTGTGGTTCAGCTCATACACGAACGCCTTGCGCTCCTCGAAGTCTTTCTTCTCTGCCTTGTATTTCTCGCAGGTGTCGTGGCAGGCTTGGTGGCGCGATGTGCAGTTTAGACAGCAGGTAATCATCTTTCCAAACGCCCGTCCAGCCAGATAGCGCAGCTCTTATATAAGGTAGGCGGTCAAGACGAAGGAACTTCTTCGCAGATGGTTTCGAGTTCTTCAACATCTGCTGGCTCAAAAACAAGAGATGCGCCTTCGCATTCATATTTCTTTGCTTCCCAGTCCACTTTGAATTTTTCAAAATCGTTCTTGTATCGAGGGAACGGATGCGTTTGCTCTGCGTAATAAACGCCCATCATAACTTTTTCATCATCTTCTGGCTTCCAGCTTTCGAGATGATAACTTTCGTGGTTGTCATACTCCCAAAGGGACAGTTCAACAATCAATCCAGAAAAAGCATCGTACATCTGTTGGAGACTTTCAAAATCCCGATAAACCAGCCCTTGCCCCTTGTGGGATTCTTTGATTTGTTCGATGCTTTTCCCGCCAGTTTTCAGGCGGCATCGAACTACTTTCGGACGGTAAAACATAGCGTTCCTTTCTCGCCTTTTGTTCCGGTAGCGTAACCGTTAGTTAAAAGGGAACGAACCGTCGTCCTCAATCACGGAAAAGTCATCGTTCACACCCTGCGAGTAGCCGGAGCCAGACCCACCATCCAGAGTTTTCTTCGGTCTGACCTCATAATCTCCGGAACGAATCTTGTCCACGCTGGTAAAGCGGTCAACAACAAGCTTCGTCTTGATGTTGCCATCGTTGCCCATGTACTCCTCCTCACGGAGAACCACGCCGACCAGCTTGCCACGCAGGGTCTTTTCATCATTGTTGAACTTGTAGCCGGGATTGGACTGCTCCACAGCGGTGATGAAGCCTTTGAAAAACGGCAGTGCCTTCTCTTTGTAGCTCTTGATGGTCTTGCCACCCCACGCCCATTCGCCCGGATTCAGCTTGCCACGTTCGATAAGAGAAGCGGTCTGCTCACGCCAGTAACCCTTGAACTCGCCTTCTGCGACTTCCCACTCGATGTTCAGGCGCTCCTTTGCGGGTTCATCCGTTGCCTTGCAGATACCGGCAACGTAGCCGCCAACAGGAAGGTCACGGCGCTCAGTGGCTTCTTGCACGTCATTCCAGTTGATGTTCTTCATCTGTTATTCTCCTTTGTTATCCGGCTGAACCGGGATGTTGTAATACTCACGGATGGTCTTGTCTACGGCGGCGAGGTCGTTCTCGATCAGCGCATCGCTGAACATCCCAAGAGGGGTTTTCACGGTGTCCATTCCATCATTGCGAGTGCTGAACAGGTATCTCCCATCCTGCACAACGGTTTTCAGAACGATGGTGAAGTACCCTTCCACGCAGACCTTCTCGTCTAGCAGCTTTCCGATGGTCTTGAACTTCTCACCACCGTCTCCGTCGCGCTCGCTGTGCCCGAAAAAGTAGACCACCACATCGTCCGGCAGTTCCTTCGCCCGCATCAGCAAGGCGTTGAAGTTAGCTGCCATGTCGGTAAACTTCTGGTATCCGGCAACCTTTGCGTTCCGCATGAACTCGCCAGTCATAAGATAGGTGGCATCGTCAATGACGATAGACTTACGCTTGGTGCTGTGGATTGCGGCATCAATCTTGCCGTAGTCGTTTGTGATATAGGTTTTCATGTTGCTGCGGAACGGCAGCGGCTTTCCAAGCACGTTGATAACCGCAACCTGTTCCGGGTCAAAGTTCCGAAGCGAAGCGGATTTACCGCTGCCGGAGTGACCGTAGACCATTACTAATACTGCCATTTTTCTTTCCTTTCTTCGGCTTCATTAGGCTTCATTGTTCTTACTTTGGCTTAACTTGGCTGTACAAAATCAGCCAGCCATCAGCTCTGCCAACTGTGCACGGAGATCTTTCAGCTCCGCTTCCCTGTCCTCGATTTCAGACTGCAAGTCCTTAATCTCAGCCAGACGGTCAGCTTCTTTGGCTTCTGCCATCTGCTCGTTGGTCATAAAATACACGCCGTCCTCCGGCTCGGTCACGCCACCGAATCTGTCAAGGTTAATCATCTTTTGGTCTCCCTCTCTTACGTTCCTCTTTGATTTGCAACGCACTGTACCACTGGTCTCTGTCGATTTCGATGGTAGACCACCGGTGGTTACAGGCAATGCACTTCTTGCGGCGAACAATGCTGTCATGGTCTGACCGGCTGTCAATCGTTGTAATGTTGTCGCTACCGCACACTGGGCATTTCACCGTACATCCCTCCACTTGTTAGTATGAGCGGGAATGCGGTTCAGCTTCCCCATCCGTTCGTTATCTTCATGCTCTTTTTCCGCGTTCACTCCAAGCGCGCACAAAACCAGAGCGGTAGCTAGTAACATCAGTGAAACAAATGCCCATCCAAGCATCTGTACTGTAGTCTCGCAGCCATTTATTGTATCGCCACAGCTAACGGCTACGATTGCGGCGACAATACCAAGTATGGTAAGTACGTTTCCTTTTACGGTTTTCATTTTATCCCTTCTTTCAGAATGATATCGAATAAAAACGGTTTGCTTGCATCGATCATGACTATTGCATTTAGCGCTTCGGCTATTTTTGCAAGCGTATCAGTCTTAACGCCCGTCTTGTACGGCGCTTTATTCGGACTTGTAATGTTGTATATTGTTGGGGCTGACACGCCGCTTCTGCGGATAAGCTCCGATGCCTTCATATTGCGTTCTTCAAGAGCGGCTTCCAGTGTCATGCCTTTTCCTCTGTGTTCTTTGGTTCTCTGCGTCTAAAAATCCAACCGGTTGTCATCAAAGCGCCAACGCCTATGATGTACCATGTCGCCTTAGCTCCGACTAAAAGCTCGATGTGATGCACCAGCCAGAAGTTCAGCAGAAACACTGCGAGAATAAACGCTAAGACAATGCCCCAGATCAGGGCGATTTCCACGAATACTTTCATCTTTATCCTTTCTTCGAATGCGTTCAAGCCGTTCCTTTTCACGGCTGTGCCAGCGGATTTCCCGCTGACCGTAGTATTTACCATTCATAAGTCAGTTCCCCTGTTGCAAGCATCCTTGACACCTCACCGTAATGCTTGCCCATTTTATCAGCGAGTGCTTGAACTTGCCCTACGGATGGAATCTTTTTTTCTTCCAGTGCTTTCTCGTTTAAGGCTCGTTCTCTTCGTATGCTCTGATGTTCCGCAATACTTGCAAAAGCTGCATCTTTCGCGCAATCTTTGTGGTACTTTTGTGCCGCAGACATTTTAATCATTGGCTTACCGCACCATTGGCACACGGTTTTTACTGGAGTGAACCCACGTCTTGAGCTCAATGCTTTACGTCTCGCGCGCTTTTGCTCGCACGAGACATCTCTTTTACATTGTGTGCAATATTTTTTGCGTTGGTTTACCCTACCCAAAAAAGCTCCGCAGCGCTCGCAATATTTAATCTCCATCTTCATTCGGTTTACCTGCCTTTTTGGCTTCCCGATTGTGACGTTCAAAGCACTGGTTGATGGACTTTTCCATCCACAGCACCTTGTTGGCATCGTTTCTGGACACGCCAGCTGCCATTGCCAGCTTTAGTCTGCGCTTGCGGCTTTGTGCTTTGCGAAATTTCATCACCAGCACTCACCAGCCTTATCCGTGATGAACTTCGGGACTTCCTGACCTGTGGCAATGCACAGCGCAACTAGCTTTTCGACCCAGATGTCAAACAGGCTTTCTTTTGGCATATAGCACTGGCCAACACAAGGCTCCTTAAAGCTTTTCCAGATCGTCAGTCCGACAGCACCATCCGTGACCGTCCATATCATACTGTAGCCTTCATTGCACAGATTGTACAAAATGTCTCGTGCTCTGCTTTTGGCTTCGTTGATTTCAAAGGCATCCCAGCACTTTTTACTTTCCTCGTAGGCCTTTGCCGCCTCGTCAATCACGTGGTGCGCTTTTTCCGGGTATTCAAGGTCTACCTTTAAGGTGATAATCTGTTCCATGTTCAGTCCTCCCATCCTCCGAAATCTTGTTGTTCTGCAACAGCCCTAGTCTCGATTCTCGGCGTGATGCCCAGCTTCTTGAGCTGCTCATGGATGAGCTTTTCACCCTCGACCGTCCAAACCGTCGTGTTCGGAATATAAGTCTTGCCGTTGGAGCGCTGGATGGCTTTGCCTTTTCGATTCTTGGTGTATCCCTTGCCTTGATAGGGCTTGTACAGAACCCACTGACCATCGCTGTCTTTGTACTGAACTCGCTGGCTGTAAAGCAGCTTGTTCAGCTTTTCAGCAGTCAGACCGTAGTCCTTCGCAATGCTGGTGGCCGTCCGGCAGTTGTCCGCAATGCACACAGCACGAGCGAACTCAGCATCCGGTGTCAGCTCTGCAATCCGCTTGTCCTTCTCCTCCAGCTCCTCATGCGCTGCGATCAGTGCAGTTGCGAGAAGCTGCGACCTGGTAAGCTGCGGTACGTTGTAGCTTCCAGTCTTACGAATTGCAGGAAGCACATCGTTCGTGACCCATCTGCGGAACGGAGCCGCTTCCGGTTTGTCGCTGCGGAGAATGACATGGTACAAACCGCTCTCGTTGACAATTACCATTTCCTGTTTTCCGCCAAGGGTGTCAATCAGGCTGACACCCTTTTCGTCATCATCCAATCGGTCAGCAGCCATACGGTTATTGCTAATGCCAAGCACAGCGCATACGTCTTTCAGAACAAACCAAGCTTCCCCGTCCATATCAACAGTGCGAACCTTGTTGTTTTGATATTCAAAAACTTGAATGTTTGCCATTTTCGCCTTCCTTTCTCTGCTCAATCAATTTGTTTACCGCATCTTCAACTTTTTCTCTAATACCAGTAGGCTCTCGCTTGCCGTTGAGGATGACGCTTAGGTATTCATGCGAGTACCCCATGCTCTCAGCAAGCTCTTTAATAGACAGCCCATGAACATGAAGTTTTCCAATAACATCCCCCGTCCACTCTGGACGCAAATTTTCTCTCCCCTTTCTTTGTACAAATACTTGAACAAAGACTAAAAGTGTGATAATATAATGTTGTCAACAAAGTTCAAACATTTAATCATTGCTCTTGTATTCGATTGGAATTGTGCTCAATTTCTTGAACCTGATAGCACTATTAAAGCACAATTCTTTGAACATTACAAGGGCTTATGCTCAATTTGTTGAACTTCGGCAATTTGCACAAGAACAGAAGGTTGAGTATATGTTTTTTGACAACTTCCTCGCATTATGCGATTCAAAGAATGTTGCCCCGACAAAAGCCGTTATTGATGCCGGACTGCCGAAATCGTCTTGGTCTTACTGGAAAAAGAAGTATGAACAAGGCGAAGACCCAAAGCCGTCTTCCGATAATGCTTCAAGATTAGCAAAATACTTTGGTGTTACAGTTGACTATCTTCTTACTGGCAACCAAAAAGAAAACCCGCCCCAGCAGCCGCAAAGCGAAGTTGATGCAGCATTGGAGCGGATTAGAAAAAAACTTGAATCTATGCCGAAGGAACAGCGTGAAGCTCTGATGAACCTGATCGAGAAGATGTGACGTTCATGCCCGGTAAAATAAAAAGAATCCCTTGTGCCGGGCTGGTGTAGCTCTGCGCAAGGGATTTTCTGTTATTCTAAATCTAGTGCTTGTTCCGCTGCCGGAATCTTTTCAGGATGTTCCAGCAGCCATGCAATAAATCGGTCAATCTTGGCTCTTTCCTGTTCACTCATTGTGGCATATCCTCCTGATCGGTAAGTACGGACGTTCATTTAATACGATTATACATCTTCTGGTTGTAAAGTCAATGTATTTTTAACAACTTCGTAAAAATTGAACGTTTTCTTCGCATCCATTACTTCACATCAGGGAAGCCAAAAATTGCAATGACAATGATTAAGAGCCACGTTAAGTTTAAGTTACCCTTTGCTTTGTAACATTCCATTGAGCATGGAACGAAAGGGATTTTCAGGTAGATTGTCCAGAACATCTGCTTTGACGAGCGCTTTTGTGCTGATGCTGTGCGAAACATTGTTTAGCTGCACAATTGCATCGTCTAAGTCTTTCACGGTTGCTCCACGCCGTTCCATTGACTGGAGGAAAGTTTTCACTTCTTCAAGAACAACAGGGTTTTCGGCTTTATAAAATCCATTCGTAAAGTCCATCTTCTTCTCCTTTCACAGTTCCACAAGCTGACCGTCAATGCGTTCGATGCTGTCTGCCGGGTCGCGCCCATCATCTAAGGCGGCTACGGCGCGTTCCAGAATGCCTTTTGCTTCGAGGTAAGCATCTTTATCAGCTTCGTACCCAGAAAGGCTCATGACAAGTTCCAGCGTCCGTCTGCGAGCGTATGGGACAATCAAATCATCTACGGTTCGGTTCATTAGCTTTCCTCCCATGGTTCAGGTGTGTGTGGTTGCCCATCGGGAACGCTGGCGGGCATTCCGTCGATGATTGGCATACGTTCATGGTTCCAGATTGCAGTTTCTTTCATTTTGTGTTTCCTTTCTATTTGGAATTTTTTGACAATACAGTTATAACATAGGCTGCTGTTGGTTCTCCATAGCAGCTTTTTCCATTTTTTGGCTTGTCGAATCCAGCAGTTTTGCCGGATTTTGTTGAAAGGGTGAGAATTTATGGATGAATATTTAGTAAGAACAGCCAAAGCATTAGAGATAGCTCGAATGCGTTCCGGCTTGAGCCAGCAGAAGTTGGCAGCACGGATGGGCGTGAATCGTGGCACGGTAGCAAATTGGGAGCAAGGTCTGGCAGCCATCTCCCTGCCTATGGCTATGCGCTGGTTCACCTGCTGCGGCGTATCGGTGGCTCGGTACATGGACGCTTGCATTCACCCAGAGATGCTGGAACACTTGGAAGATGACCTTTCCGATTTGGAGAAACGGCGGATTCTTATAGATGCTATGATGGAGTGTTCTTCCTATGAGATAGATGCCTTGCTGTACATCCGGTACGGAGATCACGGTTCAGACCGCATCGGCGTGTTGACGGAGATTCTGGCAAACCTCCACACGCCGTTAAAGGACAGGGTCGCTGTTTGCCGGATGGTGTCTGGTAGCTATGAGATAGCACAGGCCACCGGAACGGACCCAGACCCGAACGGAACCGCCCCAAAGATGGAGATTCTTTATCAGGCCCAGGACGCTGGAACAGAAGCTGCTATGAAGTCCAACGATTCCTATACCGTGAATCCCAATAATATAAGCGGTTGATTGTCGAATTATCGCAGTTTTTGAAGAATATTTTGTCCACGTTCATCCACTTTTTGTACACGTTTCATGCAGATTAGGTATACCTTTACCTTGTCATTCCGTCCCCCATAGACCGGAAATCGACAACATTCGCGCGGAATAAATAACGAATTATCGTTAATCTATTGTCTGTGATTGGTCGGCTCGTCAATTTGTCCCCCATCGTGCAGATTAGGTATACCTTTCCATCCACTTTTTGTACACCTATCCACAATCCGTCCACGTTTAATGTGACTAACGATGTACGGCTTTTCTCCGGCTATAGTCTTATTTAGCAAATGCAGAGTTCAGTTATCCACAAACTGGAATGGAAAAATAAAGAATTTGTTGAAAATTATCGTCATCGGCTATTTAACGATGATATTTAATCTCTTGTTTATTTCTTGTTTAATATATAATATGTAGATGGGGGACGAAATGACAAAGCATGGGGGACGTTTTGACAAGTCACGGGGGACGAAATGACGAGGACATGGGGGACAAAAAGACAAGCCATGGGGGACGAAAATCATTGACACGTCCCCCGAAATGTGGTATAATCATGTCAGCAAAAAGGAGGCGTGAATTATGAAAAAATATTTTCTGATTGGTGAGGACATCGATCGCACCGAAATCACCGCAGAGGAAGCTGCGCAACGTCAATTCGATGGTGACTATCGGGTTGTTGTTGAAGATGACGAACCCGCCGTCAAGGTTGACCCTGTTGCGGTCAGTACGACAGCGGAGCCGGATTGGGAGCCGTTCGCGTTCCCGGAAAAGCCCGGCTATCGCCTGACCGGGCATATCATCACCCGGTACGACAACGAGGGCCTGTCTGACCGTATAGATTCCGTCCCTGCTGATGCCATCAAGACGGAGGAACAAAACCGGTGGAGTTGGAAAGTTGGGCTTTGCCACTACTCCATCATTGCAAGCCCTGTGTATGACATTATTGCCACCGCAGGCTGCGGTGGTTGCGAAGGGTGCAAGCGCATGACCTGCCCTCGCCGTCAGAACGGCGTAAAGTGCCGTAATTATAGGGCATAAGGAGGAGCAGATGCCAAAAATATCAGACAATAACCTTGTTGAGAAAAGCAAGTCCCTTGTGTGGGCAAAGTTTAGGGACTACACAGCAGGAGAACTTCGTCTGCTAGAGGTTTACTTGTCAAGGATAAATCCGAGAGACCCAAGTAGTAGCCGTGTAGAGTTCACTTTGGCGGAATACAGGGAGCTTCTTGGACTGAAAAGCCTTGATGCAAGAAGGATTGAGCCGCAGATTAAGCACTTTTTAGGCAATACGGTGTCGATTCCAATTGACAAGGAGAAAGGCACGTTTGAAAGTTTTGTCTTGTTTACAAGGGCAAAACTGGACTATGTGCCCGAAACAAGATCTTACGTTGTAGCAATCACCTGCAACCCTGACCTGCGCTCTATCTTCTTTGACATTGCCGAAAGCGGATATGTTCGATATCGGCTACGTTACACGTCGCGGATGAAATCACAGTACAGCATCTTGCTTTATTCGATTCTTCGGGACTGGCTGAACATGGACAGCAAACCTCACGAAATCAGTCTGAAGAAGTTGAGAGAGCAGCTCGGAGCAACGGAAGCCAGCTACGATGTTTATAAGAACCTTCGCAAGCGAGTGCTTGACGTTGCGGTGGACGAAATCAATGCTGTGTCTGACATTGTTGTGACTTACGAACCAGTCCTTGTGGCGCGAAAAGCTGTGGCAGTCAAGTTTAAGCCCAAAATTAAAGCGTCTGAGACGTTGATTGAAGCGCAGGCAAGCGAAGTGTTGGCCGAACCTCAAAAAGCCACCAAAAAGCCCCGCAGAAGCGGATACGATGATTTTGACTGGTCTATGTGTGACGAACTAGAAAAGCAGGACTGTATTGACGTGGCAAAGGTGGTTGAGAAGTGGATGAAGAAAGAACATCCTGAAATCAAGCTGCCAAGACGCAGAAAAGCGGTTTACGACACGGTAAAGGCTGCGTATAATGACATTTTGTCTTTGGATAGGTCTCCGTTCCCGGACAGACCTGTTGGCTATCTGATTAGAAGCGTGGACAAGGCAGGTATTGTAGACAGATATATGCCAGCGTTCTATTCCATTGAAGCCATGCAAGAGTAGCCAGACGCAACGTATTAAGCAGAAAGGAACCGTATGAAGAAGCAGGAAATTGTGTGGTATTCTGTTAAAGATGATGGGATGCCAACACCAGAAATCATTGAAAGAACGAAAGGCCTGTTCTTGTGTTCGGTAAAAACGGCCTATTTGAAAGATGAATCTATAACGGCAACAAACACAATCCCAGCGTTTATTGAAAAAGGTGAGTTTGTAAACACATCGTTTCAGAGGTTGAACACTTCTTGGGGCACTTGCTTTATTGCAAGAGTGAAAGCGTGGGCAGAAATGCCGATATGCGAATAAAGAAAGAGTGATAAAATGGCAAAAGTTCCCTACTCCGTTCTGAATAAAGCGGAACTTGACCTTGAAAAGAAGTTTGATTATCAGTTTCGGTTCAATCATCACGGAAATCAGGCTTCTGTAAGGGTTTTGCCGCAGAAAAGTTATAGCGAACTAACGCCTGACGAAGCGATTGAAGCCGGGAAAGTCTTAATCGAAGCCGGTAAAGCGGCGAAAGAGTTCGTTTACAACGGATATTTTATAGACTGGGGAGAATAAAAATGGCAAAAATAATAGCGGTTGCCAACCAGAAGGGCGGCACAGGAAAGACCACCACAAGCACCTGTCTGGCTGGTGCATTGCAGTTGCTTGGAAAGAAAGTTTTGCTGGTGGACTGCGATGCCCAGTGTAACGCAACGGACACCTACGGCGCACAGACAGAGGACGTATGCACCCTGTTTGACGTGATGACACGGCAAGGAACAGTAGAGGAAGGAATCCAGCACTGTGAAGCTGGTGATATTCTTCCGTCCGACAGTGCATTGAAGGACATTGACGAGCAGCTTGTCCGGGACATGGGCAAGAACTTCCGGCTGCGAGAAGCCCTTGAAAGCGTGTCCGGGCAGTACGATTACATTGTGCTGGACACTCCCCCGCAGCTTGGTCTTGCGCTTGTGAACGCACTGATCGCCGCCAACAGCATCATCGTTCCCATCACAGCAGACCGATACGCATTAGCTGGTTTGAGCCAGCTCTCGCAGACCATCGGCGATGTTCGCAGATACTTCAATCCGACTTTGAAGATTGAAGGTCTGCTTCTGAACCAGTACAAGAGCCGTGAGAACCTGTCCAAAGAGGTTGTGGAGCAGCTTCCTGTGATTGCACAGAGCATGGGTACAACCCTGTTGGACGTGAAGATTAGACCGTCTATGGGTGTTCGTAAGGCGCAGGCAGAGCGGCACAGCCTGTTTAGCGGCGACACGGCAAAGAGTACCAGCGCAGAGGATTTCAAGGCGTTGGCACAGATGATTGCGGAGGGCGATACAAAATGAGCAACAAGATATGGCATAGTGCGAAGTACGACCCGCCGAAACTTGGTTCGTACAACCACAGGGAATCTCTTGTTTTTTTGGTATATACTAAAGACGGGTGTTGTCTTACAGCTAATTGTTTTTACAACGTGCATACCGATGAGTATTATTGGTTGGACGCCCAAACTGGTTTGCGTACGCTAGATGTAGAATATTGGACGGACACGCCAGAAAGTCCTTGCAAAGAAAACATAGCAACCGTTTCGCTGAATAAAGATAAATTGATGGAAATTGTAGAAAAGATCAATTCCGCAAGCGGAATCCCGGAAGAGGTTCTAAAAGCTCTAGGAATAGGCGGTAAGGAGGAGAAAGAAGAATGAAATCAACCAGCAAAAAATCCACAGGCTTGCTTGGCGGGTTTGATTTTCAGCCTATTTTTTCGGAACAGACATTAAGCCGAAGTGAGCCAAAGGAAGAAGAAGTAAGCCAAACAAAGCCGAGCGAAGCCGAACAAGCACAGATTAAGCCCAATGAAGCCACAGACAGCCTTGCACAGCCTAATGAAGCACAGTTAAGCAGTATTAAGCCGAAGCAAGCCAAAGACAGCGAAAGACGGCCGAGTGATGCCGTGTTAGGCGAAAGCAAGCCGAAGAAGCTGAAACAGGCGAAAGAAGTTCAACGTCTTATCGAACAGGGCGATGTTCACGGCGCACTAGCTGAAGCTGGTTTGACAAAGAAAAAAATCCCGATGCCGGAATCGCATCAGGGCGTTGCAAGCGGTGATGGCAAGCGTTCAAAGCGCATTACTATCCTTATGAGCGAGGAAGAGCGCAAGTATATCAACCGTGAAGCAAGACGGCACGGGATGACGATTGGACAGTTTGTGTACGCACTGGCGGTTGCAGCGGCAGAGGGGAAGATTGAATTGGAGGATTTCTTGGAGGATTAAAAGGGGGTTCTAAAGCGGAACGCCCTGCTGTATCACATCTTGTGGTATTAGGTGTTGACTTTTGTACGGACATATAGTACAATGTTTGTACGGACAAAAAGTGAGGTGTTAGTATGTGTCCGCGTTTGGGTCGCCCTACTGATAGCAAAAAGACTGAACGGTTTGAAATTCGATTGACCCCAGAGGAAATGAAAGAAGTGCAAGAATGCGCTGAAAAAATGGGGATAACGAAAACGGAAGTTGTTAAACGTGGGATTCAGCTTGTTGCAGAAAAGGCGAGTGAAGAATAAAAAATAAGGCATTGACTGCTCCCTGCAAAAGAATAGTCAACGCCTTATTCAACACCAGAGATTGCTCTCGGATAAATCCATTATATCATCCGAAGCGACCTCTTACAAGCCGTTTTCGGGTAAAACTAATGAACATCCCAGCAACGAAAGAAGAAATTCTTGAAAATTTCAAGAAAAACAACAATGGTCGTCCGCTCAATAAAGATGATTATGAGATTGCAGAAGCGTTATCTCGAATCACTTACAAGGCGTATGAGGTCGGCATGGAAGATGCCAAACAGTTGAATATGGAGGATATGATGGATAACAAGAGATGTAACGCACTTCACGTTTTCAAGAACAAGACCTTTGGCCAGCTTCGCACGATTGAAGAAGATGGAAAGATTCTTTTCTGTGCTTCTGACGTGGCAAAGGCTCTTGGGTACGTTCGCCCCGCAGATGCTATTACGCAGCACTGCAAGGGGTCGGTGAAACGCCGAGTCCTTACAAAAGGTGGCGAACAGGAAGTGAAATTCATTCCAGAGGGCGATGTTTATAGACTTATCGTTGGTAGCAGACTCCCTAGTGCAGAAAAATTTGAAAGTTGGGTTTTTGATGACGTTCTTCCGTCTCTCCGAAAGGATGGCTATTACAGCCTTGCCCCGCAGGAAAACAAGCCCGACACGCAGAGCGATGCAATCTTGCAAGTGCTGATGAAGAACACGGAAGTTCTGCAAGCCATCGTTCAGCAGAACCAGCAGATTATGATTGCTCTTACCAACCTGTCTGTCAACGATGCAAAGCGCACGATGGAGATTCAGCCTTACACTTCCCATCAGGGGCAGAAGGGTGACGGCAAACGTAGCAAGCGAATCACAATCCTTATGAGTGACAGCGAGCGGACGTTTGTCACGAGAGAAGCCCGCAAGCATGGATTCACGGCAGGGGAGTACATCTACAACCTGTCCGTTGCAGCATCGAAAGACCAGATTGACTTAGGCTGATAAGATTGGAGGATTGACGAATGGGCGTAACCATCAAATGCAAAAAGACTGGGCGTGAAATGGATGTTGGCTATTTCGGGTTTTTCAAGTTGAGAACAAAAGTTGCAGAACTTGTTGGTTCGGAAGTCGGAGAACACTATAAAAAGCTTGATAACATTCTCGACATACCCTCTCCCGAAAAAGAACACGCTCTTGAATCGTACAATGACGAAACGGAGCGATTGGTTGAAAGCAAGGAACTTCCAATCAAAATTGCAGATTTTCTTTATCAATCAGACTGTGATGGGAAAATTCGGTACGGTGCTTGCAAGGAAATTTTGAAAGTCATAGGCGATTATGACGATAGCATTATTTACGGATATGCAGGTAGAGAAAATCCCGCAAAGTTTAAAGACTTCAAAGAAATCCTTCAAGATTGCGTAGACAATAAGTGCTTTATGATTTGGAGATAACAACAACCCCCTGCGCGGTCATTGTGACTACACAGGGGGTTGTTTTACTTATCAGCAATGCAATTCCAGTAGAGATATGCCTTGCCATCTGCAGCATCTGCGTCTTCAAGGAACGCCTTTGCCATGTCAGCGTAGAAGCCAGGAGTGTCAACGGACTGGCGCTTTGCGACCTGACAATAATCCGAGTACATCATGTTCATAACAGCCCAGAAATCGTTCGGGTCACAGGTGATATTGCGCTGCTTGGCAACGTCCTGTGTCTGTTCCAGCGTCCAGTGACAGCCCTTCGTGCCATCAGCGTTCACCATGCTGTCGCACCATTCCTCCGCTTCATCGTGGGTGAGGTGTTGGCGCGGCATCTTGATGGAACGGCTGTCTGCGCCGCCACGTTCATACTGCCCAGACCGCTTGTCCCAGTCGCCGTTTTGCGAGAAGCCGATTTGCGGCATTCTGCGCCCATTCTCTACGTCAGGGTAGCGGGGGATAGGGTAGGGGTCGATGTAGCGGTTTTCCTCCTGCGGATAGTAGGGATAGCGGTCGTTGCCACCTTCCAGCTTACGCAGACGGCGTTCCATCTCACGTTCCCTGCGGTCACGCTCTTCCTCAAGGCGGTCACGTTCCGGCTCACGGTTTTTGTCGTGGTCACGGAGCATCATCATGCGGCGAAAATTAGTCTTGCCCATAATCTATACCTCCTCAAGAAATGGACGCGGGCGCACCAGCGTGGGAACGGCAGAAGCAGCCAAGATACTTGAACGTGCCTGTGCCGGTCGCAGACGTTGCAACGCGGGTAGCGTAACGGGTGCGAGTGTGGATGCTCTCGGCGGTTGCCTGAGCGCAGTTGCAGTCGGTCAGAGGGTATGCGGTAGTGCCTGCGCCGATGGTGATGACCACAGGGGCGTTGATGGTGGTCGTGTCCGGGATGCTCTGGGCAACCACGATGCAATACTTCTCTCCGTTCTGGTATGCGCCAGCAGGGATGTTGATAGTCAACGTATCGTTGGCGAACGTGACCGCATTCGAGATGACGAGGTGCGGGCAGAGTTTGCAGCTTGTTTTGCAAGCCATAGTGTTTTCCTCCTAAAAAATCAGGGGCAGAGGTGTCTTACCCCTGCCCCGATAGTTCACCCGGTGTTATCGGGGAGTGTGTTGGTTAGCAGCAGCCGCAGCAGTTCACGCCCACGTTGGGATTTGCCACCTGATAAGCGGGAATCGGACGAGGATTGACCCGGTTCAGGATGGTATCGGTCTGCTGGGACATCACGGTGGTCAGAAGCGCATTCTGCCGATCCTGAGAAGCGGCGAACTTCAGGTTCTGGTTCTCAGCGGTCAGAGTTGCAATCTTGTCCTGCGTGAAGTAGTCCATCATGCTGCGGAAGTTGGCGTTGCAGTTGTCCACGATGGCGCGGGCATTGTCTGCGATGGCCTGCCGGGTGGCACAGTCTTCCGTTGCGATGGTGTACTTCAGGTCGCCGATCAGCTGCTTGTTCTCGCAGCAGCAAGATGCCAGCTGCGTGGCAAGAGCGGTCTGACCCGCCTGCCGTGCGTTGCCTTCCTGCATGATAGCAAGGCTGATGGCATTGTCGCCGTTGGACACGCTGCGTTCCAGGCCGTTCACCAGCTGTGCGTTCTGGTAGCCAAGCTGACAGATGGCACTGTTCACGCCTGCAAAGCCGTTCGCGATGTTGGTGTTGACGCCGTTGATCTGCGCCAGCTGGTCATACCCCAGAGAGCAGATACCGCTCTGGATGCCCGCCAGAGAGCGGGAGGTATCCTGCTGATAAAAGCCCTCAGACAGAGCCGCGCGGGTGTCGTTGCCGCCCTGCCCGGTTGCGCCAGTGCCGACCAGATAGGGGATGTAGCTCGCCATACCGTTGTCGCTGCCGTTGCGCCCGTTGCCGTAGTTGCCCCAGCCGAAGATGATAGCGAGGATAATAACAGCCCAAAGACCCTCGTTGCCGAAGAATCCGCCGTTGTTATTGCCGCCGTCCTGCCCAGCCAGATAGCCAGTTGCAAAATCGTCCATAACAAAACTCCTTTCAGTTTTGCGTATGCTATCCCACCGCCGTATGCGATGGGCGAAGCCAAACAAATGCGGTTTTTGTCAAGTCCGCAAAACTGAGAAGCGTTTCGCTTAGAGGGATGCTTATTTTAGGATTGTTAAGTCAGCTTGGAGGGTTTTCTTTTTCGTCTTTTGGGTCATCCCAATTTTTGCTGGCAGCACCGAAAATGAAGCCAAGCATTAAAGGAACCCATATTTTGTCATCGCCACACAGATTGTTGATGTCAAAATCTTTTTCGGAATGGCTGTTTTCAAAATCATCCATTGCAAAGTCTCCTCACTTCGGAAGCGTCAAATTCAGGACGCTTGCCAGCTGGTTCAGGTCGATGCCACGCTCTTTGGCGAGGTTCTGCGCCATCGTTCGGAGTTGCGCTTCGTTTTTGCCCTGAATCAGGTTCAAGCCCTGCATGATAGGAGCATTCTGCCCGCTTAACTGCTGGATAAGACCCATCGGGTTTTGTCCGGCACGAGCCAGATTTGCAAGCTGCATGATAGGGCTGTGAGTAATCATATCAAACGGAGAGGACATCGCTTATTCTCCTTTCTTCGCTGCGGCAGTGGGTTTAGAAAAGCTCTTCTGCCACTTTTCCAGTTCATCCAGACGGTGGACGAGGGTGTTGTACTGCTCAATAGGCACATACTGCTGTGTCGGTGCAGCGGTCTGCTGTGCCTGTTGTGCTTGCATCTGCCGCCATGCTTCCGGGCTGTAAAACTCCTGCACATAGGATTCGCAGGTGTCTGGGTTAAGCCGCTTGCAGTAGATCACGCCGCTGCGCAAGTCTGGGCAGTAGGTCGGTCTGCCATACAGGTCTGAAGGTATTGCCAAAAATTCTTCCCTGCTGGAAACAGGTCTGCCGAGCAGCCAACCGCCATCTTGTGCCGACTGCTGAACAGGCTGCTGCCCATTCATCGGCTGCGGACGCTGCGGTTGTGCCTGTTGCATCTGCGTGTTGGGCAGGGAAGTGGCAAGCCCTACCGTGCCCATGCCGCCGTAAGGATTGACAGGCTGCTGCGGAACGTAAGGTGCTCCGGGTGCCGGATAATAGCTCATAAAACATCCCTCCTTGTGCATCCAGTGTACCGCATCAGCAAAAAGTGAAGGACAACGAAGGTACAACGAAGGACAAAAAAAGAAAAGCGCCCACATGGAAAAATCCGCATGAGCGCTTGAAAAATTGTATATAAACAAAAATACCCCCGATGCTCCACACGGAACACCGGGGGTTTGTGCCGCCAAAACGGCGAAATCTAAAATCAAGAGCGGAACCGCCCACAGGCAATGCCGCTCTCTACAAAGGCCGTAGCCTTTCAAATCATAAATCGTATGGCGTATAATGCAAAGACGCATATACCGATAAAACCACGCCTATAAATGCACTATGCCAAAACGGAAGGACGGCTTTTAGAACGCTTGATGTCGCTCCAAAAATAATCAGAGCGAACAAAGCACGGGACAAAAAGTGATATATTTTATTTGCCATAATTCATATAAAATCGTTTCCCGCATAGTACGCACTGTGAGTAGGCGGGCGGGAGACTAAATTTCGTAAGCTGTGCGCTTGTGCTGACAGAAATCTTTAGGCCAGACCACACCAGCAATTCATTAGGCGAATTGTCTGTAAATATTATACCACAATCCGTGCAAAAAGAAAAGCGGCAGACCCGAAAGCCTGCCGCTTTGTTTTGCCAAGAATCAAGCTTCAGAAAAAAACATAAGATTACGAGTATCTGTAGCAATTCCAAACTTCGTCGGATTTATTGTAAGCATCGTCTGGACACATCCCAATTTTCAAGGCCAATTGATTTGATGCCACATTATCTTTTCGAGCTATCCACAACAGTGGTTTATTATCAAAATCAGATCTATGAGCTGTATACCATTTAATTGCCGATTGTGCAAGATTCAAAGCGTATCCATGTCCTCGATAGTTTTTATCATTTCTTGTTGCAACCGCTACATCTATATATGAACATTCTTCAAATAGGTCAAAAAACGCAACAGGAGTGTCGTCACTGATTTTTAAGAATCTTTTTATAACATATTCTCCTGCTGTAATTGTTAGATATTCATCGTTGTAAACACCAAGCATCCGCTGTTCCTCTGAAGATAGTGTTTTAACGATGTTATCTACAAGTGGTTTTGTTTTTGCTGTGACTTTTGCTCTTTGTTTATAAATATTATTTTTGTTCGTCATAAAACCCTAATTCTTCAGAAATTACGCTTCACTCCTTCCAAATAGAATTTATGAAGCATTTTTTCGTATTCACATCTACACTGTGGGCACAAATCCGAGACAACACCCTCGCCTTTCAAGCTCCATTTTTTATCATCAGGAACGTAATAACTTGTGACATTGTTTGGAAATTCATAATTCAAAGGCACTTAGGTCGTACAAATAGTATATTGCACATCCAGCATTTTATCAATGCCTTTCAGCCGGTAGCCTATCGCCGTCCGACTGTAATGCGTCTGTGCTGCAATGTCCGGCAGCGGAAGCCGCTCAACGTACCGCAGTAAGGCTATCTTACGGTCTACCCTCCCAAGCGGTGCGCTTTTGATGGCGGCGGTCATCTGCTGTCGGTCAAGCCCTCGCAGCGCAGGGGGCAGCACCACGCGAGCCGCCGCCACAGACAGCACCGAGCCAAAAAGGCTGCGGCAGCTGTCCGGCGTTGCGCACCATATTGCCAATGACGGCGAAACGGTGACAAAACGTCACCAGTTTGTTGACATTGCCGAGATGGTATGTTTTCGTAAGGCCACGAAAACGTGCGCAGACCATTTTCGTGATGTCACGAAATTGCTCTTGTGCGGCGAACATCCCGGTGACGTCACCGAGATGACGGTATGTAGTGCTTGCCATGATATCACTCCTTATTGTGAACAATGAGATAACGAATTGCGGAAATTTTGACGATAACGCTATCATTCGGGTTGTTTTGTTGCACACCGCTGAACGCAACGTATTCGCCATTTAGCCACAAAATATTTCCTTCCAACCGCATGAGCCATTTTCCGCTGCCATCGAAATCAGCGGCATGATTATCCAAGTCGATTTCGAGGTAAAAGCCATCGTTCTGTTTTGCAAAGTATTTTTGCAGAACAGAAGTGATTTCTTTCGTACTCATGTTTTCGGAATCGGCAATGACTTTGATGTAGTGATAATGAAACATTTTTTTGTCTCCTTACTCCTTGCTATCCAAAACGGTTACTGCGTACACGCGGAGGCTTTCCAACTTTTCGATAACGACACTATAAGTTGCTTCCGTCGCGATGTGTGCGATGCGCTCCAGCTCGTTGCTCTCTTTTGATGCAGCGATAATTTCATCCGCAGATACGCGTTTCATGGATTCAATCAAATCGAGCAAATCTTCGACATTTACTGCATTCATATCATCGTTCCTTGCTTAGTGCCGCTTTCATGTAGCTCATAAATTACCCCTTGTTGATGGTAGGCTTCTTTTCTGCAAGTGCCTTTTTCATCATTCTGACGGCTTTTTCGATCACACTGTCCAGCACTTCATCGGTGATGAAAGGCTTCAGCCAGTCCGGCAGTGCGCCCCGCAGCGCGGCAAAGACCTGCGCCTTTTTCTTTGCGCCCTGACCGCTGCCCATGATGCTGTCCTCGGCGATGGTCACAAGCTCCAGTGCCCACTGCTTGACGTACTGCTTGTAGCCCAGCCGGATGGCACCAACGGCCAGCGCGGCAAAGCCGATGAACATCAGTACCAGTGCGATGGGTGCGGGGATAAAGTTAAACATTGCTTCCATGATTTGTTACTCCTTTCAGCAGGTAGTTGTTAATATCGGATTTGCTTTTTTGCATACCTTCGCGGTTGTTGCCGGACAACTGCGAATCCAAAAGATTTTGTACTCCAACGAGTACGAGACGCATTTCTTCATCGAGCCCGTCAAAGCGGCGCAGGTCTCTTGCAAGGGCCTGTGCGTGCTGAAGCTGTCCCTGTTCCAGCACGCCAAGTCTTTTTTCAAGCGTATCCATTCGCTTGTTCTGCGCATCGTCGGGGGCCTGTGCCTTTTTGATGTACTTGTGGATGATGTCCAGCACCTTGTCGATGGTGATGGTTGCGGCGCACAGGCTGCCCAGAATGCCCAGCACCCACAGTAAAGCTTCTTTTTCGGTCATTTACCCTCCCGGAGACGGGTCAGACCCTTCTTGCTGATGATACCCGCATAGTCCTTGTATGCGTGGGACATGTCCACGTTGGTGACTTTGCCCGGAATGGCATCCACAACGCCCGGGATATGCGCCTTGCTGGTGTACTGCCACATGCCAAAGGGCCAGCCGGGAGCGGGCTTCTTCGTGCGGTAGGCAGCCAGCCACACATCGTAGGGCTTCAGCGCCGCGCCGCCCATGTACAGGAAGGTGTTGCCGAACCACAGGCCGGTGTAGAGCAGAGCATACACGCCCCAGCTTTCCACCGTGCTCAGCATGTAGGCCGTCAGGTCGGTCAGCGCGGCCTTGCCAAGCGGCTTCTGCACTTCGTCCTCGATGTCCACGGCCACCGGCAGCTCAAAGCTCCGGCCGGTGAGCAGCTTCTTGAAGTACGCCAGCTCCCTGTCGGCCTGCTCCCGGTTGACCGCCTTGAAGTAGCCATACACGCCGCAGGGGATGCCCAGCCGCTTGCACTCGCTGTAATTGCGGGAAAACTGCGGGTCAGTGTAGGGCGCACTGGGTCTGCCCGTTGCGCTGTTGCCCATGGCGCGAATTATTACACCGTCCACTTTCCCGCTTGCCTTGACCTTCTCCCAGTCGATCGTGCCCTGATACCGGGACACGTCCATGATTTCAGCCATAGCGTCCTCCTTACTGCGTAATTTCCTCAAAGCCGCTCTTGATAAGAATTGCCTTGACCTTCTCCTTCAGCAGGCGGGGGCAGCGCTCATACAGCGCCTTTGCATCCTCCATAGTCTCAGCAGACATAATCTCCTGTGCCCACAACATTGCCATCATAAATACCATCCTTTCTAATTTTTGCGTAATTTTATGCATAAACAATCTCGCTCATTTCAAGCAAGCATTGCTTGAGCATCTCGCTTTCTTTTTTCAGTGTCTTGTTTTCTTCCTGCAGCGCCGCCACCGTTTCCGGTAGCTTCTCCCGGGCTTCCTGCTTTTTGCGCGCCTCTTCCTGCGCAGCCAGCTCTTCGGCGGTGTAGCGGATGTACTTCTGGATTGGCACCTGTTCCACCCATTCCTCCTGTGCCTGTACTCCGGGGCGGTCAACGATCTTCTGCACGTCCTTGCCACCGTTCGGATACTCGGTCACGGTCTCCCAGTGCCACTGCTCCTCCACGCCCTCTACGGCGGGGTGGGTGACTTCTTCAGTGTCGTCCACCAGATACCCAAGGGTCAGGTCGGGGTTTTCCACGACCGCGCCGGTCTCGTCAATGATCTTCATGGTTCAAAACCTCCTTTCTCATGCCACGCGCTTCCAGATGTGCACATAGTAGGCGGCGGGCTGCACGGTATAGCTGCGGCCGTAGATAGGATTCGAGCGAGAAGCATCAAAGTAAACATCATACGTCGAACCTGAATCACCCCTGTAGCCACCCCAAGAAGTATTGATTTCTACGAATTTTAAAGCTCCCGATGATTTCAAAGACGCTTTTGAACCACGGAATGGGGAGGAATCTGCGTTTGCTTCTCTTAAGCTGCCCGTGATGTTCGGCAGTCCAGCCTCCACGGTGGTGCCCGCTGTGTAGCCTGTGCCAGCACCCATCAGTACCCGGTTCTGTGCAATCTCCTGCCAGCTGCCGCCGAACAGAGCGGCGGGGCTGGTAGTGCTGACTGTTTGAAAAATACTGCCCACGGGGTAAGCCGCCAAAGCGCTGTCCGCAGAAAGTGTTCCGTCCGCATCGACCGTCAGACCGCTGCCCACCTTCACGCCGCCCAGCGTGGTGGCGGTGGCAATAGGGAGCTTGATGCCTTTCAGCGCATCGCCAACAGCCTTTGCGTCAGCCGGAGCACCCTCGACGCTTAGCGTCTTGTCGGTGCTCACGATGGCCGCAGCCCTGTCCGCTTCAGCTTTAGCAGAAGCGGCAGAGCTTCCCGCACTCTTTGCGTCTGCGGATGCTGACTGTGCGCTTTGGGCTGCGATGATGGAGGCAGAATTTGCGCTAGATGCAGCCGAAACGGCTTCTTCTTTTGCGTTAATTGCGCCCGCAACGGTACTCAGCTCGTTTAAGGTGGATGCATTGATTGGCGTTCCTTCTTTTGTTGGCTCGTCATTTCGGATAAGAGTGACAATTTCGGATGTTCCATCCGACTTTACCATTGTCCACCGACCCGGATATTTCGCCACACGGTCTTCAAAAACCATATTGTCCATCTCCTGTCATGTATTCACCGGAAAACGTAACGTATGTTTTAGCAAGCGTTTCGATGTCAAACAAAATTTGCTCGATTTGATTCATCCTTGAAAAATCGAGTTTATTCATGCTTTCTGGCGTATCTGCAATAGCAGATGGGCCAGAGCATTTAGTGCGAATGGAGTTGATGTTAGAAAGCCAACGTGTTGCATCGGAGATTTTCATATATCCATCGACTGTCCAATCAGTCCGAACAGAAACAGACGCACCAACAATGGAGCCAAGCTCTTGAATGCCGGATTCTATGCGGTTAAAATCCGTATAGCTTAAAGCACCCTTCATTCCGGCAAGCCATTCCGATTGTTCGGCTTTTGTCCACGTGCCTGTTCTTGCCTTTGCGGTAATTTCTTTCACGCGGTCAACATCTGATTGCGTGCGGTCTGTAATCCAACGAGCCATAAATTATTCTTCCTCAACTCTGTTTTGATACCCAATAGGCAAATTACTCGGAACGGTAAACATGTAATGATAGCACTTATAGTTTGCGTCCCCAGAACCGATACAATCATAAAAAAATAATTCTTCGTCATTAGAATTACCAAGATGTGCTTTGTCCCAATATCTTGAAACAACAATAGAACGATAATAGATACTTCCAACAGAAGGGCCCATGCCAAAATATTCAAGATGGGTAACGGGAGTTCTCGTCCACTGCTGATACGGGCTGTAAACGCCTCCGACCATAAAAAAAGGATTTCTCAGAAGTTCTTTTGCTGTAGGGAGCGGGCTTCCTTCTGCGTTGCATCCATAACCCCAAATTTCGTTAATACCACTACTGTTATCGGGAAATCCGTAGTATATTTCTTTTGCGGAAGGTAAAAATATACTGCGAGATAGAGTAGACACAGCAGAAGGTACGTACTCGTTAGAATCATTTTTTTTGAACGCGGGGGTATAATAAAAAGTAGTTTTTCCAATTTTTTTCTGCATAAAATCAGAAAAAGAATTTTTTATGTTTCCGTTTAATAAGGCATCAATACTGCTAGTCGAATACTCTGCAGGAGTTGTCATTTTACTATCCCACGCAGTGTTTTCTGTTTTCGCGTCTTTAAGAGCAAGAAGTGTTCTCCCTTTGCCATTTAATTCTGGTTCGTAATTATGTTTTGAGACAAGAAAAGCAGTATAAACGCCAGCGACGGAGATATAAACGGTATCACCTTCTTTGAGGTTAGAAATCTCTTCCGCAATCGTAGTAGCGTTGCAAGAAGCAGAAAGACTTGCGACTGTAGCTGTGATCGTTGCATTTCCGCTGTGTAAATACGTGACGTTGCAGACAGATACGCCGCGTTCGTTCTTGATGACATTCAGCTCAACGATACCAGCAGGAGATGCATTCCAAACAATAACAGGGGAATCGGCAGATGCAGGGGTAAGCGTTGCAGTGAGCGTGATCGTGTCGGAAGGATGTAAGTAGATCTCAGAAGAGTCGATTTGTAACGAATCAACGTCTTCAATCATATACCCGGTAACGGAACCCTTGAAGCTGCCATTAAACGTGTAAGAAACGTCCGTAATCAGTAAGTTAGAAGAATATCCAAACTGATGATTGAGCTTGACAAAATCAAGAGCATCGTTGTGTGGGCTGGCACGATAAGACAGGGTGGCTTTTCGACGGTTAGAAAGCACTTTATAGCTTTCAGTTAGAACATTTTTTGGCTGGGAGACAATGGAGGAAGAGATAAGCGCATTGTTTACACTTTGCGTAACGCCATCGCCAGTAGCACCATTCGGATACAATGACGAAGCTCCATTTAGAGAGTAAGAGATGTTTTTTAACTTATTAGAAAAAGTGATTTCCGGATACTGATAATCATTGATTTCAGTGATTTCATAAATGTCGGACTTGTTTTCAGGAAGATACGGAACCCGATCAATCCGAATCTCACCGTTTCTTGTTTGATACAAAGCCATACCGGCTGCGTTAGCAGAAAGCTGTAGAACATCAGCGTTTTTATACGAAGAATTTTCGTTGCTAAAATCAGTTGTATAGTCCTTCAAAGATTCGTTGATGTAATAGCTGATACCGGAAACATCAAGAAGTTCCAAAGCGTCATAACACATTTCGTATAAAGTTCCGCTTTTCCTTCCGGTGTATAGTGAATCGATTAAAAACGCCAAAGCATCGCGAGCTTCAAAGGAAGCGGTAATTCCATTAGAAGGAATGCTCCAACTAGAAAGGTAAAACTTTCCTCCGTTAATCCATTCAGTCTGTCCGTCCAAGTCCATGCCATACTTTACAAAAACAGCTTGGCGTTCATACAAATACTTGTAAAGGCCGTCTGGGTTGATAGGATTCCATTTTTGGTCGCTGTTATCAACGGAAAAAGAAATTGAATCCTTGGAAAGCTGACCGGAAATTGGGTCTCGCTTTGATTTATGGGAATACGACAGAAGGTCTGTTTTGCTAAATTTCACACGTCGTCCAAATTCCACTTGCGAGATACGAGCTCTTCGGTTTGGAATACACCATTCAAGAATTTCAATAATAACCGAATCATAATTGGAAATCTCAAATTCAATTGAAGTTTCGGAGGAATCGTTGTTGTCAATTTGCTTTTCCAAAAGAAGAGCGGTTCCTTTGTAAGCGGAAATTTTAAATGATTTTGCCCATTCATTTAAAATTTCAGACCAAACGATTGTCAGACCCGGTATTTTTTCTTCGTGGATTTTACTAAAAGAAAATGTGATGGTTGGATGATTAGAGCTAGATACGCATTCACCGCTTACATAGCCGCATTCTTGATACGGTTCAGAATCCGGAACAATACTAAGGCTTCCATCCAAAACCCAAAAATTAGTTTCAGCAGTCGCATAATTTCCGGAAACGGAAATGTCCAGATCAGTGATGGATGCCACGTTGCTAAACACGGTTTGCGAACCTGAACTTGCAATAGCGTCCGTTTGCGCCGCATCATCAGCTGCATGATAAGTAATCTGAATAAAAGTTTCGGGTACAAGCGTATTATTATATTGTGAAAGCCACTTATCGGACGGCTTTACGGACATATAAAATCACCACCTTTAGACCTCAACCAGGCTCAAAGAACAATCCGTCCAGCCCATCACATTTCCGGTGTTTGGGCCCCTTCGCCACATTCCGGCCGTTCGGTCGGAAACATACATCTGACGTGTGGAATAAGAAGCTGTTGCTTGATTGTAAAATCGTACCGTGCAATAAAAGTTTGTAGTGAATGGGCCGATAACGGAAGCCCATTGTTTTGCAGTAAGGTAATTCCACTTGAGAGCCACTTTTGCAACATCGTTTCGAACCACAGAGCCAACAACCTTGCCCTGCACGTTTCGGCCAGAATCAACGATGGTTGAAGTCGTTGCGCTATAAGAGGAAGGCTCTGGCAAATCTACGCCGTTCACTGATACAAGAGCTTGCATAATTCACCGTCCCTTCCTTAATAGCTATATACTTCCGTACCCATGATTTGCACGCCACGGTCAGCCTGCTGCTTTTCAACCGAAGCAGTAATCTGCTTTCCGTCAATGAACAACCTGACTTCCTTGCCGCCGGTAATTTCGTCACCATAGCGCTGGAAAATATCAAGAAACGCATTATAGCAGCCGTTGTAAACCGCACCTTGCAGGTCGGAAGAGCTTGTTGACCCGGATGATGTATTGCCGTAGTATCCATTTGCAGAAGTGGTGGAGCCTGTAGAAGCATCATATTCAGGGGTCCCGACGTAAGAAGAATTGTCAGTTGAATATTTCCCACCGAGATTGCTCACAATACCCGCAATCGCAGCGCCTAAGGCAATTGCGGCCGCACCCACAATAAGTGCTACAGGAATGCCGAAAACTGTAGATGAAAGCGCGCCAGCAATGGAAGTAAGAAGGCCAACAAACGCAGAGCCAACACTTCCAATCAAGCCGCCCATTGCAGCAAAAATTTCAGGGAAAGAGCTTACAAGACCACCGAAAAGGCCTTGACTGATCGCAGTGCCAGTAGTGGCTAAAGGCACCTTCAATGCGCTAATTGATGCAGAAATCGTAGTTCCAAGATTGGAAACGCTTTTTACGATTTTTCCAAAATTGCTTGTTATGCCGCTCCAGATAACCTTGCCAACTTTTAACGCTTCGTTAAACAAGGTTTTGGATGCATCCTTTAAAACACTGGAAATATTGGAAATAAAGCTTTGTGCGTATGCTTTTACCTGATTTCGGTTCTCCTCTCCCATCGCCTGCCAGATAATAGCTGCTGTAGTTGTTCCGATCGTTTTCAAGTCTCCGTTCTGCACAGCATTCCAAAGATTCTGCACTGTGCCGAAGAAGTCATTCTGCAGACCGGAGTCAAGCTCCTGCCACTTGCTGTCCAGACCGTTGAAGAAACCATTAACAAAATTCGTTGCGGTGGTTGTGCCATAGTCAATCATCTCGTTGCCCTTCTGCTGAACAACGTTTGCCAGATTAGTCATAGCCTGTTCAACGTAAGGAAGTGCTGCAGTGATACCGTTTGCAAGGCCTTGATCTACATAAACGCCGATTTGGTGAAACACTTGCGAAGGAGAATGAATTTCAAGCGCATCTTTAAAGCCATTGACAAAACCATCAGTGAAGCTTTTAATACCATTTGTAACGGTACTCCATGCATCTTTTAGGCCGTTGATTAGGCCATCCCAGATGAATTTGCCAAGCTTTCTCAATTCGTCAGGAAGCTTTTTGAACTCACCGACAATAGACGAAATGATTTTTGGAACTTCAATAACAACGAAAGCTATCATGCGCTCCCGCCATTTAGAAATAACGTCAAGAGCTTTGAGAATTGCAGTCCAAATATTTCCCGGCAGTTCTTCAAAAAACTTAACAACAGACGAAACGATTTTTGGAACTTCGGTTGTTACAGTAACGACCATGTTTCCAACCCACTCCCCGATTTTGCCGACGGCAAATCCAAGGGCATGGCCGATTTTTTCAGGAAGAGAGCTGAACCACTCGCCAATGCTATTTATGACATCTCCAACCTTTCCGGGAAGAGAAGTCATAAAATCAATGGCCGCATTCCACTTGGTAACGATAATTTGCTTGATGGCTTCAATGCGCTGCTCAAAAACATTTTCGACATAATGCATTTTAATGTCGGCTTCTGCAGCAGCATCTGTTTTTTCACCGCTCTCTTTAGCGCCCCATTTGATACCAGCCCAGTGAAGAACAAGGCCAATACCGACACCAGCAGCGGCAACGGCTCCAGCAACAGGAAGGCTTGCGCCAACAAGCAATGCAACGCCAGCACCAGCAACACCGCCAAAAATTCCCATCAAAGCAGCAATGATGGTGTCAAGAACCGGAAATTCTTTCAGCTTTTCGCCAAGAGAGAATGTAATTCCAGCAAAGGTAATAAGACCTGCAAGACCGATAGAAAGCGTTGCGGCTGTGCCAGTGGCTACCCCAAGATTGGTAAGTAGTGTGATACCAGTAATAGAGCCGAATGCCGTTGTTAAAGCAGCCTGAATCCATGTGCTTGCATCGCCAAGATTGGCTTCGCCGGTACCAAGCGCATAAGTAAGACCTGCAAGGCTTGCCACAAAAGCGATACCCATGCCAAGCGTAATGCCGTCCGCGCCCATTGTGCGCCAAAGAACAAAAGAACCAAACGCAGCAGACACCACTTCACCTAAAAGCTCAAGAGGGTTTCCAGTAGAAGCGTAACCTTTGGCAAAGCTAAATACCAACGAAGCTTCAATAACAACAGTCGCAATTGAAAGAGCCAGCTTTTGCAAGTCAGTCATTTTGGATATTGCGGTCGCAACATCTGTCAAAAAATCAACAATTTTCCACAATGCAAGCGCAGCAGTGACAGCGCCGATGATGGGGAGCATATCCTTGATTTTCTGCTTGATAGCATCAATCTGCTTTGCAAACTCTTCGTTGTACTGCTTGAACATATCGTAGCCGGACAGGTCTACATCGCCCAAGATGTTGCCGGCAGATGCACCGCCGCCAGAGCCGGAGCTTCCTTGTGTTGGGTCAATGATGTTCAGTTCATCAAAACCCATCGTGTAGTCCTTGAGAGCTTTGGCGGCTTTCTTTGTCGAATCGGTTGTGTCATCCATTGCGTCACCGATGCCGCCAACGCTGCCAGCACTCTTAGTGAAATCGGTGAACACGACCTTCACGCCCATCAGCTTTGCCACCCACTGAACGAACTCCCGAATGAGCTGAACGGCGGCAATCAGCGGGGGAAGAATAGATTTCATGGCAGGGTAGAGCAAAGAGCCAACAGACTTCGCCAGCATATCCAATTGCGCTTTCAGAATCTTAATCTGGTTCGCAGGGCTCTGGATGGTCTGTGCAAGGTTGCCCTGCACGTTGGCAGTCTGCTTCATAATGGCAATGTAACGCAAAACTGCCTTATCCGCCTGAGACAGACTAGATACCTGTTTGTTAAAGCCCAAAGCAAGAAGCTCTTGCTGTAACCGCGCCTGAGACAGGTCGATGCCCAAACGGCGAATAGGCTCAATCTCACCAGAGATTGCGGAGGACATTGCAGTAAAGGTCTCTGCAACGTCCTTGTTCCAATAGGAGCCTTCGTCATAGGCAAGCTGAGTCAGGTTCTTGGATAAAATATACGCTTTATCGCTGGTCAGACCAAACGAAGTGCCCAAGCTCTGGATGGTAGCCATGTAGGTCATCGCTTTGGTCGGATCAACGCCAAGCAAACCCTGCATCTTGCCAATGAGCGTATCAGCTTCACCGCTCAAATTGCCCATAGCATTATGGAACAGGTCTGTTGCTTCGTAGAAATCATTAAACTTCGCAACAGCGTTGCCAAGATACTCAGCGATAGCTTTCAACGAAACCAGCTTTGCCATGTTCCGTATAAAGCCGTTCATCTGATTGGACAGGCTGAGATAGCTCTTGCACTGCTTTTCGTTGGCAGCAGTCACACGGTTTGCCTGTGTGACCACCTTGCTCAACTGCGGCGGGAGCTTCGAAAAAGCGTTGCCCACCTTGTCAAGCTGAGATACAAGAGGAGTAAGGGCGGCAGAAATCTTCTGGCAAGAGCTTGCAAAAGAATCAAGGTCAGTCGCTTTCAGCTTGTCGGTCAGGTCAGGGACCTTTCCGATCGCATTGAAAGCACTGCCAAGAGCTTTAAGGTTCGATGCATCCAGAATGGACAGCGGAGCCAAAGCGCTAGTGAGCTGAGTAATGCTTCCAGGCATGGAGTAAAAGTCCACGCCGTTCAAACCAGACACAGCCGCTGGAATCTTCTTGATTGCATTCACGACCGTGTTGATGCTTTTTGCGCTTGCGGTCGGGTTTACGTTGGAAAGTCCATTCAGAAAGCTGGTGATTTTGTCCAGCCCGGACATTCCAGCCGATGCCTGTTTAAGCGTTGCAATGGAACCAGCCAGCTTATCAAGGCTATTTACAACCTTTGTGACGTTGCCTTTCGTCCGCAAATTAGAAATGGCGGTAGCGAGCTTGTCGATATTAAGCTCTGCGCCTTGCGATTCCGCAGAAATCTCTACGGATAAGCTCGTAATATCAACATCAGCCATCACTACCACCATCACTTTCCATCATAGAGAACATCATTCTCTTGATTCGCTCCTGCGCCTCAACTGCGCGTTGGTATTCATACTCGTCTTTCTCCTTTTGGGTAAGGGGAATCGGTCTATCCATGTACTTGATGGGGCTAGACCCTTTCTTTCGGAACATATTGCCAACCGTAGAGGAAAGCGCAGATGCCATGTAAAAGCCATTTCTCCATGCTTCTGCATTGGCTCTGCGCTCCCGCAGCTCCTCTGCGTCACGGTAGACCTTCGCCAGCCAGACATCGCCGTGCCAGAACTGGTCATAGGTCATGCCGATGGAAATGTAATAGGCTTCTACATCATGGAACAGCTTGGAGAAGGAGAACGGTTCTCCCTCTCCGTCTGTTTCCTGAGATTGTGCAGTTACACAATCTCCCACGTTGCGTTTTTTGCGGTCTTGTCCTCAGTGTCAGTTGCCAGCAGAGACTTGGAAGCGTCCATAAACATCTCAAGCAGAACGCCCATCAGGTCTTCCTTATCCTCGATGTGCTGGAACATTTCGTCCACGACCTTGCGCTTGATGCCCTTGTTCCGTGCGATGAAAGCGCCGTAAAACAGGGCACGAGAGTTAGACAGCAGATTGGTCATCTGGGTGTACTGGCCAATCTGAAAGCCTGCGCGTTCGGTGGCTTCCACGCTGTCACGAGTAAAGGTCAGCTCATAAGTGTTCTTGCCATCGGGGGAATGAAAGCTGATAACCTTAGCAGCCATAATAAATGCTCTCCTTTATAAATAGGGGCAGAACCAAATCCGTTGTTCAGTTCTGCCCGGTTTGATTGATTCGATTTTTTCGGTTTAGCCGCCAGTAACAGTCAGGGTCTCGCTAAACTCAGGCTTCTTGGTGAAGATGCAGTTGATGGTCATTTCCACAACCTCGTCCACGCCAAAGCCAGACAGACCAACCTGATGCATACCCTGCCAAGTGAAGCCGGAGCCGTCCTGCATTTTCAGGGCATAGTACTTCACGGCATTGCTCTCGGAAGTCTCATCATAGCCAGCTGCCTTGACTTTCGTATAGTCAGCCTTGTTGTAGTTGGCAGTGAAAGATTTGGTATCGCTCTGGATAATGCCAAAGATGTTGACCTGCATGGGGTCAGACAAGGTGGTGGCATCCAGAAGGTTAGGCTCGGAGATCAGGTCGGGCACATCCTTGATGTCGCACAGCTTCGTCAGAGCGGTTGCGCTGTCGCCACAATACAAGGTGGTATTCAGACCGGAGATAGCAGTACTCATAGAATGTTTACCTCCTTAGTTTCGGTAAATCATTCCGTCCTCTCCGATTGTTGCCCCGTAGCTGCAATCAATCCGATAGACGGAATTGTTGTACAGCCCATTCAACGGGGCAAACGATTTGCGATAAAATTTAAGCGGTTCAAGAACAGAATCCACGATGCCAACAATGGAGCGTGCTTCTGCAATGCGCCCGGTGTTCTTATTGGAGTAGACCCGCACACGAAGGGAAACGGCAGCGTACTTGCTGTGTCCAGCAGAATCAATGTGCACAGGAAGGTTGCTGTTTTCCTCTATCTGCACACACGGAAACTTCTTAACGTTGCTGTCGTTGATTTCACCAGTAACGAAGATGCCGGGCGCTTGCTTTCGCAGCTCCTTAGCAACAGCCGTGAAGATAGAATTGAAATAATCGATCAACTATTCCAAACCTCCCTCCACGTTGCTTCGACCTGAGAAGCCATTTCCTCAACAGCCCCCCACATAGCCATAGCTGGCTCGTTGCCGTCGGTGTAATTCAACTGACCTTTGCCGTCCACTTCCTTAACAGGAGTGCCAGCATTGCCAGATTCACCGTAGTAGTACCAGCGCTTGTGCTGTCCGTTGCCTTTTCCGTATGTTCCGTGTTCACCAACGCCGTCAGGAAGTTCACCGCCATAAGCAGAGTGCATAACGCCAGTGCCAAACTCGATGAACGCAACTGCCTTTCCGTGCGCTACGATTGCAAAGCCATTTGGCGTTTGTACCGGGTCGTGCTCAACTGTTACGTCATTGTCGCCAGCATACTGTGCGTTAGCAAACCGTACAGTCGCAACGTCAATGCCTTTTTGCGCTAGCGCCTTTGCAAATTCCTGCGCCTTTTTGTTCAGGGTGGTCTTGTACTCCTGTATCTGACGTTCCGCATCACGAAGTCCGGCATCGCTCAACCTCACTTTAATTTTCACTTGCAGCCACCTCTTTCAGCGCATACAGCGTATCCGTGATATGCTCTGCGACCTTGACCACAGTGTAATTGAATGGCTTTGAAACGTCTGTCTGAAACCAGACGTGCGTACCTTCATAAAGCGGTGTGTTGCGCTTTTTGCTGGACGAACTAACAACGTAGCTGTAATCCGTGAACGCTCCAAAAGGGTTTGCTTCCGCAGAACCAGTAGGAGGACTGACATTCAGCATCAGCTTTGCGGGTTCGCTCCACGATTCGTATGCGGATTCGCCAGTCTCGTTTCCCCACTCGTCCACAACAGGCGTTTTTTCGCCAACAGGGTTCGAATACCACAGCGGGCGTTTATCCAGCGGGCTTCCATTGAACATCAGCCGATAACACCTACTCTCGGAACCACTTCATTTAGCAGGGATTGTGCCACATCGGAGCTTTCCCACACACGAGTAATGCCGTTGTTGGTGTAGCTCGTCTGTCCGTTTGCGCCGATGTGGTTATACAGTTCCGCTGCAATGCGTATCTGCAACGACTGATACTGCAAGGGCAGCTCGTCCGGTCTGTTGCCGAAGGGGTAGCCCTGTGCAAATATCTTGTCTTTGGCGAAATCAAGCAGCAGGTCGAAGAGTGGGTAGTCCTCGTCCGTGATTTCACGGTCAAGCGCAGGGGAGATGTACTGCCCCAGTTTGACTGCCACTTCGGAATACTGATCTCCCATGCTGCTTTCCTCCTTTCGCCTTAGTAAGCCTTGATGCAGTACACAGCGTCCATGCGCTCAAAGGACGGCAGGACGATTTCAGAAGCATAGACGTTGGCGTTGACCGGATGAATGGTCAGCTCAGTAGTAATGGCAACGCCAGTGTTCACGATGGACACGGATGCGCCGGACTGACCAGACAGCAGGTCTGCTTCCTCAGGGGTAGTGCCGTACCAAGTGCTGCCCAGAGCGCCGGAAGGAGCAACGACCACCATGCCATCGGGCAGGTACTTTTCGCTTGCACTGTACTGGTCTGCCTTGAACATCTTGTCATACAGATGGATGGTCAGCCCAGTTGCGGACTCGATAATCTGCCGTGCTTCGGCATCCAGCAGAACAGCGTTTGCCTTTGCGGTGACGGTCATGAACCGATTCTTCACCTCGTCCGCAGCAATCATGTTGCGGAAGGTGGCGGTGTTCATGTACACTTCGGTCACGACCTCGCCAACGCTTGCCAGAACAGCATCCTTTGCGGCGTTCAGGTCAGCAATGGGGGTGGCGGTGGCAACGTTCCACTTGGACTTTGCGACAGAGACTTCCTTGTAGTTGGTGGACTTCCAAGTGCCGTCCGGGTCGTAATTGTAGGTGTAGTTCACGCCGTTTGCCTTGATGGTGATGCCGGGAATGCCATTGGCAGGAGCCAGCAGCTGCCAAATCATGCGCTCAGGAACGATACGAGCGCCAGTGATAAGCTGTGCGGTGTCATCGTACAGACGGTTCATCACATCACGGGCATAGGGGTCGTTGCTGTCCAGAACACGCAGGATTTCCTGACGGTCTTTCTCGCCCAGATGGTAGCCCTCGCGGAAGAACGGCATCTCGGTCTCATCGAACTTGAAGCCCTCACGGGTGCGGAACGTAGCCTTTGCGTCAAATGCGCTGGGCATCAGGGAAACGCCAACGCCCTTGTGACCACGCAGCCACTTCAGGTCGAGACCGGCCTTCTTCTTGGCGGGAAACAGTGCATCAGATGCAAAGGGCATCGCATTGGTGGGGTCATTCGTCCAATAGGCGGCAATCGCAGCCGGGGCAAAGACTTCCTTAAGATTCAGTGCCATGTTGTTTTACCTCCTATTAAGCGTTCACGCTGATGTTGTCACGGCAGAAGATGCCAGGAATGGCAGTCTTGAGCGCAGTAATCGTATCAGAATCATAGGTGAAGCCAGAGCTTGCGGTAGCCTTTTTGGTGTCGATAACGCCACGAATCAGCAGGGAAGCATTGGGGTTCTCTGCCGGGTCAACGTCATACAACAGAATGCCGTCTGCGGTGGCAGAAGTTGCCTTCTTGCCAGCCAGCGTCATGGGATAGCCAGCCTTAACCGCAGCAGCTTCGGTCACGGTAAAGGGGATGGCGGTGTAGTCATTGGAAGCAAGGATGGTATCGTTGATTCCGTTGACCGTGTTTCGGGTAAACTTCATGTTTTCCTCCTTGTTAATGGAAAGCACTCATTGCGTCACTCGATGCCTTAGAAACATTTGCGTTCTGCTGTGCAAGGCTCTTAGCAAATGCCACGCCTTCGCTGTCAGAGCCGCCCTTGCCATCCGCACCCGGAGGTGTGGGCATATCCTTCAGCAGGGAAGCCTTGTAAGCGGTGTCGTGGGCGGTCATAAATTCCGACTGGAACTTAAACACCTTGTCCATGTCACCGTCAGCCAGTGCAGACGCAGCCTTATTAGCAAGTTCAGCGTCATAACCCTGTGCAACGAACTTCTCACGGTAAGATGCAAGGGTCTTTTCCTTGACGAGGTTTTCCTTGTCGGCAGTCAGGGCTTCAATCTGTTTCTGCATCTCTGCCAGCTTGTCAGCCTGTTCCTGCGCGGCGTTCTCGTCATCGGTACGCTTTGCCTTGAGCTGCTTCTTGTATTCAGCAGCTTCGCCATTGGCTTTTGTCACGGCGTTGCGTAGCTTCTCAACCTCTGCGTTAGGGTCTGCAACCTTTTCAAGCGCAGAGATGATTTCATCGGCGGTCATACCCTCTTTGTAGGCATCACCAAGCAACACATTGAGTTTCATATCGTTAATTTCCTCCTGCGTTTTTTTACCGTTGCTTCCCTGCAACGCTGCGAAATTTGTATCCCGGCTTCCCTGCCGGAATATATCAGCCCGCTTATGCGGATTGATTTTTAGTTGATTAGTTCCCCTGCGCCGTTGTAAACCAGTTCCTGCTTCGCAACATCAGGAGCGGCGAAAACGGTCGGAACAAGATAGGCCGGAACGCCATACAACTTTGCAGCATCAACTTCTACAGTACAGCCGTTATACCGAAAGGCGTTATCGCCGCAAATGCCGATAAAATAATCAGCCTGTGCGAGAAGTTCAATGCTTTTGCCAAGATACCAAAGCCCTTCGGTTTTACACTTAGGTGGATTATCCTCGATATAGGTAGGGATAACCTCAAGGCTTTCACCGTACACTGCTTCGGCAATCTTGTGCAAACGGTCAAACGTCATCCGAATATTTTCTTCCGACCGATTCTTCATCGGGCAGGAAATAAACAGCTTCTTCATTTTTGCTCTTCTTCCTTTGCATTAGTCTGTTCGCCAACCATTTTGCCGTTGTTGGCAATATGGTCTGTCGGCTGTTCCTGCGGCTTCGGTGCTTTCCCGTCCTCGCCCAACTTGCCAGCGGCAATCAGGAAGGGCTTGCTCATTTCATAAGCAGCCTGTGGGTCAGGGAACAGACCGGGCGTAGTGAACGCCAGCTGCGGGTCAATGCTCTGACTGAGCATCTGCGCGAAAATCTGAACCTTGCTCTGCTGGTTATCGTACTGACGGCGTGGCAGTTTGATGTTGATGTCACTTGCCATCAACTTAGAACCAGCCGTGTCACGCAGGATTTTGAGCATCACAGACAGGCTTTGGCGTTCAGCGTACTTGAACATATTCTCGTACTGCTGTGCCCTTGCTTCGGTGTGATTCCAGCCGTTGCGGACGATGACCGCGCCCACGTTGTCGGACGTTGCGTTCTCGCTACCAGTGGCACTAGGCATGGCAGTCAGACTGCGGTACACGTTCAACATGGAATCAAGCAAGGTCTGGCTCTGCTGCTGGTCAAGCTCGTTTGCAATCTGAGAAACAGAAGCGGGCAGACCAGCGGTGGATTTCAGGCACATTGCGCCAAGTTCTTTTACTTGGTCGAGAGCATCCTTGTCCACAAGGCAGTTGGTGAAAACCATGATGGACTGGATGAACTGCGCCACACCGTCCAAACGGTTGCTTTCAAGGTCGTTGATGGCATCCAACACAGGGATTGCCGGTTCAAACAAACCCATTCGCTCCGGGTTCAGCTTGTATTCGACCATCGGCAACATCCCAAGAGAATGGTTCTCCGACTTTGTAATTTTGCCGTTGTCGATTTCAAAGTACTGGTTTGGCGTATACACGCAAATCAAGTCGTTCAGGTCATTCTGATAATTGCGCGGGATGTGTAGCACGTTGGCGATGGGCTTGTGACCAATGCCGGAGTTGTAAATCACATACGCCATATCCGGGTCAGGAACATCCACCAGCAGGGGCGTTTCGTCCGGGTAGTTGCCGTTGTACCCCTTGTCAGGGAGAACAATGCGATATCCCTGTCCGCACTCCAACATCCACTGCCAGAGCCGCCGATCAAGCGCATCCTTGCCCTCATACTGCAAGGCATTGGACAGGCGGGCAATTTCCTCACCGTCACCAGTTGCCGTTTCAGACCGCACATAAGAGCAGGGAGTGCCGCTCATGTACCCTGTGTAGAAGCCCACGCACTCGTTGGCATGGTTCTCTACAATGCGGTTGGTGATTTCAGCGTGGTATTCTTTCGTGCGATGGAGGACAGGCTGACTGCCCAAGTAGTAGTTGTGCAGAAAGCGAATCTCGTTCTTGTTCAGCAGATGAATAGGCTCTGCCTTGCCCATGACCACTTTCAGCACGTTCGCCCGATTGATTTCCGTCTCCGGCGTTTCAATCGGTCTACGTCCGGTCAGCGGATTATTCAAAAAGCCGTCAACGACTATCTGATACTCAGCCATGCGTTCCTCCTTTCCGGCAAAATAAAAAGCGCAGCAAGACAAACCTGTTAAGGTCTATCTCACTGCGCTTACAACTGCGCTTCAAAAGCTATTCAGTTTTTAAATTTTGGTACGGAGACCCATGTATCTTTTGGAAGGTTGGAATCTCCAATTGTAATCCAATGGCAAAGAGGGCACAGAAGGGAGAACTTACCTTCCACTTCGCCAAGATAACGCCCACAATCGCAAGGATTGCCGTTTGCGTCTTTTCGAGGACGCTTGCATCTGACTTTTGCTACCATCTGTGCTCCTTTCGTTGGATTTCTGGAAACAGGCTGTTGAGCACAGACCTGTCAGAAACTACTGGGAAACTGTTCGCACTTCCAGCCGTGCTATTCTTCGCCCGAAGAAAACCATTGCAGCCTTTACATTCAGTTGTCGGACAGACGTAAAACGGGTAAGCTGCAATTTTGGTGCTGCATAATGGATTTGAACCAATGTATGTCCGGTTATGAGCCGGATGCTCTAGCCTGACTGAGCTAATGCAACATAGAAACCCGGCTTGATTGGTTAACCGCTGCTCTTTGCAATGTCATGCCTAAACATCACATTGAGAGCCGGGAATAGCGGTGGAGGTTTTGGAGAATAAGTCCATGCAAAGCTAGGTGGTTGGTTGTGCTGCGTAACGGAATCGAACCGTTGCTTGCCAGCCATGGGGGAGACAGGCTGGCATTCCCCAATCAATCGGAAACGCAACATATAAAGTCCGGTGAAGGCGAAAGAGTGAGAAAACCTCCACCGGTGAAAGGAGGAATATGCTTGTTGACACGCACACGAGTAAAATGACAAAACCCCGCGTGCAAGCTATTCCTTTAAGGGAAGCTGCAAAACTTCCTGCGTACATTATAAGCCTTGTCAAGTGGTGAAATCAAATAAATAGACCCAGCGAACACAATATATTGTGTTTTTAATCAAAAAGGCCTCTTGACAGGCTCGATTTTACTGATTCCGTTGTACAGTTCATCGGCAAGCTGAGCCAAACTATCCGGTGCATCATCGTGCGGAACTTTGCCAAGCTGCGTGAACATCGTCACCTGTTCCATGAATGCCTTGTACTCTTTCGACTGGTGCTTCTCGTCAAGGAAATAGAACCGTTTGATGTCTGGAGCATACTGGATGATTCTTGACAGTTTGCTTTGTCCGCTTGGCGCACGCTGGCTACGGACAGAGCAGTGATACCCCTGCTGCCGAAGCTGACTGTCTACCACGTCACAATATTCGTCACCACCGTTGTTGGCTTCGCCACGCACTACGTTGATTTTGCGCTGGATGATTTTGCCCACGACTTCCGGTCTGGTCACGGTCTTATCGCCATTGTTGAACACAAGGTCAGGGATGAACACAGCATCTCCGTACACATAAGCGATAGGGCAGGCGGTAAAGTCACCGCCGCCCCATGCAATATCCATGACCATAAGCTTGCGATCAGGCTCACCGTCAGGCAGAACGCCGTTGAAATACCGCAGTTCATCGGCAGGGAACAGCAGACCTTCACGCACATAGGGCTTGCCCATATACTTTGCCCACCATGTTGCATCGTCAATGCTGGCTTTCATATCAGCATAGTAGGCATCGTCAAAGCCGACGCCATAGTCATAATTGAAGTTGCTGTGTCCGTTCTCATCCACCGCAGGAATCACCCGGAATCTGTACTTCGGGTTGTCTGCATACTGGTTCTGGATGCGCCCCAGAGGGTCAAGCACGTTCCAGCGTGTACCGACCATCAGTTCTAATGCACCCTGCTTTTTACGGTCTTTCAGCTGGTTCAGGTAGGCATCGTACTTGTTGTTCAGACGCTCAACGTTCAGGCTTTCCTCTAAGTCCTCAATCAAGTCATCACTGTACAGAACGCCGCCCTCACCGATTTCAACAGCACCAGTCAACGTGCCGCCAATAGAGCGGCAGGTCAGAGTGGGGAAGCGCTTCTTTCGGTTCAGGTCAACGCTTTCGTCTTTTGCACTCTTATCCACAAGCTGAACGTCAGGGAAGATTTTGCCCCAGTTGTAGGTCACAGGGTCAGTGATGATGGACAGCACTTCGCCGTAGAAGCCATTGGTCAGCTTGTCGGAGTGTCCGCTCATAACCGATGCAACGTCAGGGCGGTTGCCCATCAGCCATGTGATGAAAAAAATACATAGAGTCGATTTTCCAACGCGAGCAGGTAGACTAACTCCCAAGAAGTCAATCCGCTTATAAAACAAGTCCTCTAGGTCATCTGCCAGCACTTTCAAAACCCTGCGTCTAGGCTGGTAGAACTTCTTCTCCGGCGCACGATTCCATTCAAGATAGATGCAATAGCTATCGAACACATCCTTTGCTTCAAACAGGTACGTCCGACCGATAATGTCATAGAGCTTCGCCACGTCCTCGCCTGTTTTCATCTTGCCCATCATGGCTGCACAGACAGAGCGCAACTCACCAGAGTATTTGTAGGCATCGAACCGCTTGTCCTGTGGCTGGGCGTCTCTCAGGTTCACCACCGCCTGAAACCAATCCTCATAGACCTGTGCTTCGGTCGGATTCTGTTTTGCATACGCTTTGATGCTGTCAATGATAGCGATACACTGTTTTGGCTGCATAAAAAAATAGGCACCCCCTACCTGAAAATGTAAAGAGTGCCTACAACTGCACAAAAATCAAATATTTGGTTTTATTCTCCAGCTTTGAAATTGTAAATCGGCTTAATATGCTTTACAATATCAACGGTTGGAGAGATTGCGTTGATAATTTCCTGCGCTGGCTTATATGCCATCGGGCATTCATCCAACGTGGATTCATCGGCTGACGTAGTATAAATTCCGTTCATCTGCTTTTGGTATTCCTCAACGCTGAATGCTTTTTTAGCCGCTGTTCTGCTATATAGTCTGCCAGCACCATGCGGAGCAGAGAAATTCCAATCAGGATTGCCCTTACCAACGCAGATAAGACTTCCGTCTCTCATATTAAGAGGAATAATCAGCTTCTCACCCTCTCTAGCGGATACAGAGCCTTTTCGGATAATATCATCCGATTCATCAATATAGTTATGAACAGTTTCAAAGAAGGACGCATGGGTCAGCATAGAATTGATTCCAACACCATCTAAAATGGTGTGCATAATTCTTGCTCTGTTCATCCTCGCAAAAGCCTGACAAATCCGCATATCATTAAGGTAAGAATCGCGTTCTTCACCTTCGAGATAGCAAAGCTCATTTGGAATATCAGGGAACCGAATAGCTAGCTCTTTGATTTTTTGCGAGATTTCCTGTTCACGACCCTGCGCTTTCAGTTCTGCAATCACGCGTTCCGTAGCGTCTTTTCTTTTGTTCTTTCCTTTAATATTTGAGATAGCTACGTTTTGATGATACTCTGCGATTTGTTTTCCAAGATTTCGGCTTCCAGTATGGATAACAAGGTACTGGTTTTTCTCTTCATCTTCGTCCAGCTCGATAAAATGATTACCGCCGCCCAAAGTACCCATGCTGCGAAGAATCCAGTCAACATTGTGCAAGCTGTCTTTGCAGTCAAGTTGGCTAAGGAAAGAATCCGACATTTTCTGCGATTCGTGAACATTCATTCCAGCCGGAACTCGTTCTCTGATTACTTTATCTAACTTTTTCGGGTCGATGTGTTCAATTCCAAGTTCAGCGACAAGCATTCCGCAGCCAATGTCTACGCCGACAATATTTGGAATGACTTTCTTGCCCAAGTTTGCCGTAAACCCAATTACGCACCCGGAACCAGCATGAACGTCTGGCATAATGCGAATTTTGCATCCGTCAACAAAGCTCTGATTACAGAGCGTCAGAATTTGCTCAGATGCCTTGTCTTCGATATTGTCTGTGAACACCTTTGCGGATGCATATTTTCCGTCAATCGTTTTCAATGAGTTCTCCTTTCCAATTCGGTTTTATAATGCTGTTTTAGAAATTTTCTTTATTGACTCGATTTTCAAACTCCTTCCGCTGCTTTGATGGCAGCACGAACTAATTTATATACGCAAAAATCTCTGTTCTCCCATGTAGACTTTCGGCATTCTTCTGCACATTGAATAATGTCCAAAAGGCTTCCTCCGTTCATCATTTGAGTCAAAACACGAATATCTTCTTCACTCCACCACTCTGGAACTTCCACAGCTTTGTTGTCCATGAGCTACTCCTTTCACTGGTTATATAAAGTAGGCTTTGGCTCTTCATCCCCAAGCATCAACTTGTAACGAAGATACTTTTCAATAATACTGTGTCTTTCTGCCAATGTGCCGTAAATAAAAACGAGAGCATCTTTAGCAGCATCGTATTCATTCGGGAAAATGACAAGTTCCTCGTTTACAAAGGTCACGGTGCAGTTTTCATAGCGACAGACTTCCAAGAACTGCTTGATTTCAAGGAATCCGCCAAAATCAAGCATAGACCGCAGCGTGATGCTACCATTCTTAACAATCAGTTCTTCTCCATGCATATTATCCAGCCTTTCTCTGTTCAGCAATCCGATACCATGTCTGGCGGGTCACACCAAGCTGCTTGGCAGCGTCATTCTTTGTATAATGTCGGCTCACGTTTGCCATCACAACCAATTTTCATAATGTAATCAAGATATTGTTTTACCATCGTGCTATCTTCGCAAATGCTGGCATACATAGCCAACTGGATATTCTGCCCTAAGTTTGATTCAGTTGGTTTAATGGTCAATCCTTCATTTTCAAAAATCAGAATGGAGTTTGCTAATTTGCATCCTTCAACAAAAGCAAACAATTCTTCGTATTTCACAAAATCAAAAATTGAACGCAGCTTTGTTGTTCCATCTTGAACAATCAAATTACCGCCATGAATATTTTCTAGCTTTTCAGTTAAATCCATCTTTTGTTTCTTACTCATATTGATGTTCCTCCAAAAGAATGGTATACTATGGTTGCACTATTCTTTTTCCTGTTTTGGTTGGTTTGGTGTACTCTTAGCGGTGGCTTGTGGTTGGGCTGCCGCTATTTTTATTTGCGTATCTTTCGACACGTTCATACCAAGTAGATTTTCCAATACCAAGCTGCTTGCAGCACTCTTTCACGGTAATTTCGCCTTTTTGCTGTTGTTTTAATAGGCTTTCAAACTGCTGCTCGTCAACTTGCTTTTCCTGTCTGCCGAAGCTACGGCCTGTTCTCGCCGACACTCTTTTGCCATCAACAATGGGCATGGCAGCTATACCCTCTGCCTGACGCTGCTTGGTTTTCTTGCGCTCCTGTTCAGCTACTGCGCCCAAAACCTCAATAAGGATGTTGTTTACCATTTCTAGCACCCATGTCTGGTCTTGGAAGTCAATAAGCGTGGTCGGAATGTCGAGAATGCGAACAATCACGCCTTTTTCTTTGAACCATTGAAGTTCTCGCTTCATTTCGTCTTTGTCACGCCCGAATCGGTCAAATTCCTTAACGATGACTTCATCCCCAGCCTTGACAGTCTCTTTCAATCGTTTATATTGCGGGCGATCAAAGCTGCTGCCTGTCATTTTATCACAAAATACATTCTCATCTGGGATGTCGAACCGATCTCGTGCGATTTTAAGCTGTCTTGCAAGGCTTTGCTCCTTACTAGACACTCTAGCTAAGAAGTAACGCATTTTTTTCACCCATCACTTGATGTCAAACCCATTTTCGACTTTTGTCTCACGAGGGACTACCATAATCTTGTATCCCATAACCCTTAGTGTTTCATCCAGTTTGTTGACACTAATGTTTTTGTGCCTTAGACGTTCATTCAAGGTTTTAAGCGGAATGTCAAGCATATCACTTAACTTCGCTTGGTTCAATTCCTTCAATTTCAAAATTTCCTTTATCGCTTCACTTGCCGTCATTTTTCTTCGCCATCCTTTCTTGATTCTATTATATCAAGATATTTCTGGATGTCAAGATATTTCTGGACTTTCTTTGCTTGCGCTTATATTATATATAAATATACTCTAGTATGTATTTATACATACTAGAGTAGTATAAGGATGTTTACTTAGTTAATCACAATCAGGTAGAAAATTTTCTATAATAAGGAGTAATTCTGCCAAACTTCATTTCCGTAAAACTTTGGGTCTTGACAAGCATATTTTCACGCTTTATACTTGTTTCAGCGAAAGCGAGGTGATAGGCTTGGCAAGACGAGCAGAAACCTCGGAACGTGATAAGCTGCGCATGATAAGCACTCGGCTCACAGAGAGCCAGATCGCAAGCATGGAGAGCAGCGCAAAGGCATTGGGCATCTCAAAGGTCGATGTTATCCGCATGGGTATCGAGTGGGTAGCATCCTACGTTGAGAACATCAAGGCATAAAAAAAAAT